TTTTCTTTTACTGTATTTATTGCGTCTGTAATCATTTTAGTGTACCCGCGAGGAGTCGAACCTCGGTCTTGAATAACCCTAGTATAGCCTCATTCACGAAGATAGTCAAGCAACCAGACCGCTTGACATAACCACCCAATACATTGGGGTAACTTCATATGGTTTTATTTTCAGGTAAAAGCCATTAAAAAAACCTAATGGACATTATTTTCGGCAGTGTCCAAGCCTATCTGAACTTATTTCATAGAGCGTTCAGCGACTCCATTGACTAAGCAGCTAGTGCGTAATCAAACTCAACGTTGTCGTTGGCAGTTGTTGTTTTGAATTTTTTTACGGTGTTATCCTCACCACTCCGCAGCTATAGTAAAATTACCCAATCGAAACCAGTTCGGGCACGTTTGGTAGGAGTAAGTATACGCGAGGTTTTAATCTTTGTCAAGATCTTTTATTGTCTTTTTCAGCTTCTTGAGTTCTTTTCTTGTTTCCTCAAACTTCTTGTTGAGTTCCTTATCTTGATCAATTCCAAGGAAGCTATAGAAGTTTTTTTCCATATCAAGCAATATATCATTTGTTTCGTTGATCAAGCTTTGCACTTCTTTTGATTTTGCATCACATTTGGTCTGCTCTTCTTTCTTCTTTTCTTCTTGCTTATTTCTTTGTTGATCTTGTTTGGAGTTATTAGAATTAGATTTTGATTTTAGTTTCTTCAAGTGACCACCTTTTACTAATACAGACGCGCCAGTTGCCACAGCGGCAGTTGCAACGACAGCAACGGTTGCAATAACTGCTACATTTGAGTCTGCAACAACTGGCACATCAACTTGTTTTGGCTCAACAGCAACAACTGTTGAACTTTCTGGAATAGAAACAACAGGCTGCTCTGTCACAGATACAACTTCTGGAACAGAAACTGGTGTTTCCTCAACTGGTGCAGGAACCTCTTGCACAGTTTCTTTTACGGTTTCTTTTTTTGGCAAAGCTTTCTTTATAGACCTTTTCTTTACAGAAGGTTCGGGTCTTTTTTCTTCCTTTTCTTCTTCACCATACTCAAATGAAAACGGAGGCTTACTCATCGTCTTCATCCTTTACTTTCTTCTTCTTGCTTTTCTTTGCTTTTTCTTCTTGCTCTTCAATCTCTTCTTGAACTTTTTTGAGTTTCTTTTTGAGCTTCTTTACTTCTTCATTGATTGCGACAAAGTTTTCATTTGCATTATTTACAGTAGATTGCATTTGCTTTTCAGCTTCAGCAGATTTGTGAACGAGTTCGTTTATTTTTGCTTTTAAGGCAACAACGTGTGATTGTAGTTCTTCTTGTTTTGCCACACATTGTTCATGACCTGTGGTTGAGCTTAGTTTAATCTCAGCCATCTTTTCTTCATGCTTTTGTTCTTGTTTTTGTTTTAACCAATCCCAAACTTTCTTGCCGCCCAAAATACCAACGGCTCCTAAAGCCAACATTACAACTGGATTACCATTGCTTAACTGTGCGATTTGATTAATATCAATATCACCATTTGCAACGGTGTTAGAAACTGCGTGCGATAAATCAACTGCTGCTAATAAATTGAACATACATTGGACCCTCCATAAGTGATTATAATAAATAGTTTATAGGGTTGTCTTTAGCATATTCTTCATCTACACGAACACCTTCAAGATACCAGTATTTCGACCCATCTATATCAATCATAGCAGGTCCATCCTCTCTGTGCCGATTGCCATTTAGAGTCCAGACTTCGCCGTATTGATCGACGATAAATTCTATTGTTACCATATTGTTATCGTAAAGTTTTATTTACTCTTTTTGCAATTGTCTTGATTGCCCAGCGAGAGTTTCTTGTGTGATTAGCTAGAGTCTCAAGCTTGAATTCTTTTCTTTCTTTCATGGTGAATGGGCGATCACCAACGCGAGTCATGAATTGATCTTCGCGCCCAGCCTGAAAACTACCAACAACTTCTTTGTTGCCTAAGCCGGGGAAATCTGCGTTGTTTGTACCAAGCAGATAAGCGTCTTTACCGCCTTGAGGAATTATAAGCACTGAATCTTGGCAGTACTTGCGACCTAAAGACTCGATGGTATTAATGAAGTCTCCATCTTCCTTTAGATTTACAACAAATAGACTGTCCTCTTTCACTTCCACAGAGTTTTCTTCCATGAAATTCTCTACATAAGATCCGACAACTGCGGTGACACCATATCCTCTATCTAAAAGAGTGGCTTTGAGGTCGCGGTTTCTAACTTTGTTTTTGCTTAAAGTTTCTTTCTTACCAACTTTTGGCTTTTCCATCTCTACGGCTTCTACTTCTTCTTCGGAGCCAACATCAGAAACGTTTTCAGAATCTGAATCAGTGCCATCGGCACACTTAGAAGTATCATCCGGATCGCTTCTAAAAGCAGTTATTACAGCGCAATCATGAGCCTCAATATGCTCAAGCACTCTTGATAAAGATGACTCAGTTAACAAGTATTTATTCCAGCTTCTAAAAATCTCTTTCATGTGACACTCCTATGTCGAATAAATAGTTCATGGGCACACAATAAGAATCTCTTTAGAATTTTTTTCAGATGACATGCCATATTTCCAATTTGGATAACGCCACTCGTAGTCCTTATATAAGTTACGAATATATGGATCGTTATTATAACACAGAATCCAGTTATCTTTCTTTTTCAATAGTTCTGCCAAAAGCTCATGATTGAAGTTTTTATGTGTATCTCCATTATCACCATAAAGATTTGATTTATTTCCAAGATAGTAGGGAGGATCACAAAATAATAGACCATCTGCCTTCGGAATAGTTTCCTCAAATGGTATGGCAAATACATCAATTTTACTATCAAAGCTACGAATCTTATCAATTGATGTTTGAGTCAACCTACCAGTGGATGCCTCTTTGCTAAATCCGCCAGATAGTGTTGTTCCAGAGAAGGAACAGCGGTTTAGAATAAAGAAAATTGCTGCAGCCTCAATGTCAACCTTGAATAATTTATCGTTTTTTTCACGCAGATTCTGTTGCAAATAAAGGAACTTTTCCTTGGTAACTGGCAAATACTCCTGAATCTTGTCAGCCAATTCATTTGGATTATATCGAACAACCTTCCAGAAATTGACAACAGGCTTGAATATATCAAAGCCTTCAACCTCAATGCCTTGCTCTGATAAAGCAAATTCAAGCGAACCACCGCCAAAGAAAGGTGATATAACTTTTTTAGTATCTTTAGGGATATATGGTAATAGGGCTTTTACAGCCTTGGCTTTACCACCGGGATAGCGTAGAAGAGTTTTCATGGCACCAGTCTAACAGCTCTTTAGATGCCAGTCAAGTGTTTTACTCGCCTTCTACTTTCTTGCCTGCTCTCCATTGATAACAAGACCAATAGCGGGCTGTGCAGCGATTTTTACCCTCTGGTTTATCGCATTTGTGTCTTGCTCTGAAATTCTTTCTACGAGCAGCGGAGTCTCTCTTGATTGATAAACCGGGATCACCGAAAGAAATTTTCTTTACTCTTCCGTTGCACTTCACATAAACGTGAAATTTCTTATTTGATCCTGCCGGATTACGAGTCACCTTTCCGAGTCTTGGCTGTTTTTTCTTGGCTTCTTCTTCGGTCAAATACTCAACAATTGTATCATCTTCTTCATCTAGTGGGGCTGCATAACCTTCAACAGAACCAGCGCTCATTGAGGACATTTCATCGAGTTCTTTTTTCTTACTTGACTTTGATCCAACTTTTGGATTAGCATCGTCCTTGTCAGCCCATTTTGGAACACCATCGCCATCGTTATCTAACTCTTTCTTTCCGGCAAATGTCTTTTCGTTTAGCATTTCTAGTAATTGTTCAAGAATTATAGATTTTAGTTTATTGTTCATGTTGTTCTCCGTTATGTCTCTCATACCTCTATATAGACCGGCATGTTGTCTGCTCACTTCTGGACCAGCAATTTCTTTTTTACCGGGACCATATTGATAACTTGCTGGTGGCGTAGTTGGTTTGATGTTTACAGCATAATCACTTTTGACAGTCGCATCTTTATATATACCTTGTGGATCAGTAACATCAAATTCTTTACCAGCAAAGTTTATTTTAGCAGCAACAATGTCACACCATTTGTCCCATAAAACTTTTGATTCGTTATCTTTTGCTAAATCACCAATTTCCAATAAATAATCAGCATATAATCTGGCTAGTCTTTCTTTGGATTCCTCTGCGGAAACTCCAAATGCAGTATCATTTACATATTTTTTCGTATAATCTCTGAAGGAAGGTTTGCCTTCTTTGTCAGTTGTAACAAGAGTTGCTGGCATTGGCACTTTTAATAACTTAGTATTTATTGAGTCTATGCAACCATATCTACCTATCAACAATTGTACAGCAAAACCAGCTTTTGCAAGTTTCAAGTGTCTAACATCAAGTATTTTCAGATAAAGCTCAAAAGCTGCTTGCTCTTTTGCTTCTCCCTCTTTCATGTTCTTATATCTTCTTATAATCGGAGAGAGTGTTCTGAATACGTTATCTCTATCTTTCCAAAGAAAATTTATGGATTTAGCTTTTTCGCCAAGAGCGATTGCCTCGAAAGTTTTTGGAAATCCACCTTCCATTTTTTTACCAACCATTTTAGCATCTTTTGGATACATACCATCATGGGCATATATCCAATTTATGAGATATGGAAATCTTGTATAAATGTTTGGCCAATCAACAAGTTGAGAGGCAACACAGAAGATTAGAACTTCGGCAAGATTTTCTGGAGAGTCTGCGGCATATTCATTAATTTTTGCATTATATCTACAAAATCCGCTATCTTCTTCACTCCAAGGTCCAAGAGATATGGCTGGGCGTTCTTCTAGAAGAATCTTTCTAGCAAGCTGTCTTATGAGTCTAAAATTCATTATGTGCTCCAGCCTATAAATAGTTACTTTGCTTTAGAAAACTCCGTAAAGTATTGGTCATCTGTTTCATATAATCTTTTATTTTCAACAGAATAAACTGTCATATCAATTCTATAACCGGGATTACCTTTGATTCTATCCTTTGTCCAAGCATCATCGTACCAAATGATTCTGTTGTTAGGATAAATAAAGAAGTTACCTTCATCCATCTTGAATAGGTGCCCGCATTTATGTTCCGGAGTTTCACTAAAATTTGTGTCCATATTGCCAGATTTGTTTTCCCAAGACCAATCAAGAGTAAACATATATTGACCAAGGTGTTTATTACCTTTATAATCAATAAGCTGTGCTTTCAATCCAGCCAATCTGTTTCTAACTTGAACATCGACATATGGGCTGAAACAGTCCCAATAAATATGTTCTTCTAGTTTTCTAATAGGAGCTTCTTTCTTCCAGCAGAAAGCGTGGATAGGTCGTCTTGTCCAGTTCACACCATTTTCAAGGAACGCCTCAAATAAAGGAACTCTCTTTTCCATTGAAGCAACAGAGTGAACATCACATAGCGAATACTCGCCATGTCCTTTTTCGTGATTGAATAAATACTCATTTCTAATGTAGCAAGTTATTGTTGGTATATTGTGATTGAGATAAGCCATTATTGCTCCGTCGATAAACGAGCGTTTATAACATTCCAGTCAATAACTTTGTAAATGTTGTCTAGGTATTCTTCTTTATCTGCTTGATAATCCAAAGCCCAAGCGTGTTCCCACCAATCAATCAATAGGATAATGTCTGGTTTGATTTCGTGATTTACAATAGTTTTTATGTTGCCGTTTTTATCCATATAGACCCAACCAGAGCCTTGAATCTTCATGGCAACTTCTTTCATTTCTTTTTGGAAAGAGGCATAAGAACCGTATTTGCGATTTACAAGCTCAAGGAATAAACCGTCTGGTTTTTTTGAGGAAGGCTTTGTAAATTGTGAGAACCAAATGTTATGAAGAAAAGCTCCTGCTTTTTGGAATTCACCACCAATACCTTTATTGGCTTTATCAACGTAGCCTTTATAAAGAGAGCCATAATGATAATCAATTGTGTCAGCAGACATAACAGGTTCAAGTTCCGTCTTTTTTACAGGCAGAGGAACTTGAACGTATTTCTTCTTTGACTCCAGAAGCAGTCTTATTTTCATTGTTCTTCCGCTTCCTTTTGTAGATTATCGCCTCTTCTCTTGTAGCCCTTACATTGGGCAGGAGTTGGACGGCATCTTGGATACTTGCTTCTCTTTTCGCCTTCTTGTCTGCCACATGGCTTGCATTTACCATCACGACAAGTATTACAATCAACCCAACCGCCGCCTTTACCGGGGGCACCTTTGCGCTTGAACCAATCTCTCAAAGAAGTTTCACTAGAAGGCTTGCCAAGTTTGCGCTCATCTAATTCAACTTCTTCATTTGTCTTTTTTACGCAGTTTGGGTATTTCTTGCCAAACATTGTTTTCATGCCTTTCTGTGTATAACCTTCCCAGCATTTTTCATTTAGTTGAACGTCTTGTTCTTCCTTTTGCAAACTGGCAGTTTTTTCTTTTGAGGCTTCTTTTCTTTGCTCTGCATATTCATATGCTTTCTTTAGTCTAGCTTTCACTTCTGGATCTTTTGCGTTTTCATAGGCAGCGCGAACTCTCTGGTGAATTAGATTGATTATCTGTGATTGACGAGCATGTGGTTTTGACTTGAAAGATTCTTTTGAGAGAGTGTCTTTTATATCTTGAACAGTTGAAAATTTAACACTCACAGTATCTTTTGGATTTTCATCTGTGTATAAGCGGCGACCAGAACCCTCTGGTTTTTTACCTGTTCCTACTTTTGGATCACTAGCTTCATTTTTCTTTCTGCCTTGGCAATGTGCTCTTTGAGAAAAGCCTTTTGGATTTTTGCAGTCAATTGATCTTTTATATTTTTCAGACCACTCTTCTTCAATGGCTTTTGTAAGCTCTTCTTTGATAATCTGCTGAAGTTGGTTCAGAGGAATTTTCATTTTACTTTTCGCCTTTCCAAATTTCGCCTCTGCGGCATCTTACAACTGCGCCAGAAGCATAAGCGCTTGGCCAAGCATCATATTTTCTTTTTGCAATGCGAGTGCAGCGATCATCTTTGCCTTCTTCTTCTTGCATTGAATATGATTCATATTCTTCATGACTCATACCATCGTGAACTTCATTACACATGGTACCATCACAAATCATATCTTTCTTCTCAGAAAGTCCTAACATTTCTGCTAAGATTTCTGTTATCATAGTTTCCATCTCTTGCTTTTTAGAGCCTTTTGTAAGCATATCAATCACCATTTCCTTATCTTCATCGGGAAGTTCATTTGGCATATATCTCTTCAGCAGTTGTTTATCTGCATTTGGATCTGCAAGAATTTCACGCATGTTTGTTGCACTAAATTTCTTTCCTGTATCTGGATCGATCATCTCTGGTAATTCTATAGAGCCAGCGGTTGGTCCAGAAGGATTTTTGGAAGCAGATTTATCTAATTTGATTTGCGGATACCTTCCAGCATCTGCTTTTGATGTTGCAAATAAAACTTTGGTTCCCGGCTGAAAGTTTTCTGTTTCCAAATACTTATAAGCTGCAGTCAATGGGGAAGGCGCATTAGCAACATCAAAATCAACACTACAGCCAAAGTCATACACTTCGCTGTAAAGATCGAAAATTAGTTTGACTTCTTTAGCGCCAAAGTCTTTTGTTCTTATACTGGTTTCTTGCACAGGATCAGATATAAGGACAACAACTTTACTGATACCAGACATGTGTGATACTTCGTCAACAAGTCCTATATGTCCTTTGTGCGGAGGCTTGAAGGAACCGGGGAATACAACAATTACATTTTGTGCTTCAGTTGATTCACTGATTTGTTTTTTGATAGCTGGCACAGAGCCTCTGCCATACTTGAACAATCCCAAGATTTGATTTATTGGAGCAAAATTACCAGTAAATTTATACACAACATCATCATACTGGAAGACAAATCCTTCAGCTGCTGTATAAACATTGTCAGCCGTCTTGAGTTTTTCCAATTGTTTGTTTAGAATAGTTATAGCTTCTTCTTGCCCAGATTGTTGTATTTGATTTATAGCATCTGCAACTTCGTCTTTTAGTCTCTTTACTTCTTTCTTATTATCTAGAACAAATGCGCTCTCAAGACCCTTTAGAATTTCCACAGCAAAATCATGAATAATTACCTCAATTGGTCTTACGGCTTTACCTAATAAATCTTTGGAGGCAATAATAGTTTTTACTGTTGCAGCAATTTCAGGTGGAAATCTCTTTACAACTTGATTTATGTTTTCTGATGTTTCGCCAAACATCTTGGTTGAAATCATCTCAAATTGTTCATCATTTAGCTCAATGTTGAATTCTTGCTTTATGATTTGTCGAAGTCTGGCTTTTTCATAATCTTTTAGTTTTTGATTATCCGAGATGCCATACTTGCTTATTTCTTGGTCTAGTCTTGTGATGTAGTTCTTTACGATACTTTTATCTGATATAGCTTGTAATTTTCTTATAGCGTTAGATTGAACCTTGAATTTACTTTGTTGTGAACTCTGTTGTTTTTGCAACAGATCGTTGAGCATTGCTGCATTTTGTGAAACGTCAACTTCTTCTTTGTCTCCCGTTTCTCTATTGTATTTAGCATGTCCAGCTTGGTGAATAACCAAGTTTGGCGAATCATAATAAATTACATTAGCTGTTCTAGGATCTTGAACTTCGGCATTATAATATATTTCAGTATTAGGACCAAAAATACTTACTTGTTGTTCTTGGGGTAAAGTTTTTACAAGTTCCTCAAAAGATTGAAGAGCATCAGCAAATGTTTCTTCCAGTGGACCACGACCAGCAAATTTGGTTTTTAGTTCGTCGGAAGTTAGACCACCAGCCTTGATGTTGCCTTTATTTCTAGCGGCTTTAGCTCTTTGTTCTGGTACTGAAAAAGAGATTTGCAAATTTTGCCCATCGGTTTTTTCTGTACCTTCCAGTTCGCCAGCAGAAGCTTTATTGAATATATCTTTTATTTGGCTAAATGTAATGTCTGGATTATCATATAAGTGATTCATATGCCCAGCAACACCGCCTTCTACCAGCACTTCTTCTAAAGAACCACCACCAGCAGCGCCGGGAGGTGCAGATTTACCCTTCTTGCCCATCGAACGGTCGGTCTTGAACGGTCCTCTGTTTTCATCGGCTCCGACACCAAAACCAATCAGAATTTTTTTATTCTTTTCGTGGATACCTTTTACTCTCTTATAATAAGGAGCTTTCATATCTTCTGAAAGTGTTTTGCGAATCTGAATTTTCATGGTAAAAAGCCTATTTCAGAGTTAGTAGATATTTCAATCTATTCATTTTAGCTAACATTTCATCTCTAATATTGAGAAGGTCTGTATCTCTTCTTGCATCAAGTTGATCGGTCAAACCAATTAGAAATTCAATTGATTGATCAAGAAAATCAGAAACAGTCATAGCATCTAGATTTTCTACAGCAATTCTTTTATCTTCTAACTCAAAACGACCATATTTGCCCATGTGAACTTCCATGAACTCATCTATTAGATCGCCTAAATCATCGTATATTTTTCCATAGGCTTTATGACGAGCATATGATTTTGTTTGCCAATGTAAAATTCTTGTTTGCTGTTGGATTTGTAGCAAACTTGTAACTAATTCTTCCATAATAATCCTCCGACAAGATAAATAGTTGCCAATAAAACAAAAAAGCACCGATAGTTTCCCATCGGTGCCTCATAGTATATATTAAATTTTAGATTATTTTAGCACTCTACAAAAGGAACGGTTCTTCGTTTCAAGAACCACTCTGGAGCCTTACCTTTTGGATAGCGCATGTTGGGCTTTGATGCGTAATAATCTCGATAAGATTTTACAACGTTTTCGCTCTTGAATTGTTCTGGCATAGCCATACGAAGCGGTGTTGGTTTGTCACTTGGAAACTTTTTTGCATCCACTTTTTTAGCCATTTCAACAAGAATATCATAACATTTATGTTTTTTACCAAAACGCTCCTGATATTCCTCGCATAAAGCAAAAGCATGAATCATCAAAGCGCCCCAATTATGAGAGCTTTCGGCAGTCCATAATGTAGATGGATGTTTAGGATGATTCAATTTATATGGACCCACCATACCATTTAGATGCATGGCAGATGAAAGTAGTTGAGTACTCTCAAGAATCATTTTTACTGTACGATAATTGTCTTGAGAACGACCCGATAGATACCAATTTACTTCACCAGTTGTCTCGTTACCTTCAATAGCAAAAATGTTCACTTATCCTCCTAGATGATTTTGCCAATAACATTATTTTCAGCTACAGCCAATAAAGTTTCGCCATTTATTTCTATTTTTTCAATCATGTGTGATAAAATCACAACTTTATCATTTATAGATACGGGGAGACTTACATCATTGGCTTTGTTTACAATTGAGACAAGCTCAAATTCTTTTCGCTTCGCAAACTCTTCTTCCATTTCTGGGGGAATATAAAATGCACTTGTATTTTTGTCTTCTTTCGTTTCTATTCGCTCAACGATAAGCCGACGATTGAAAGGTTTTAGATTCATTTTTCCTCTTTAGAATTCTATTTGTTGTTTCTGCACTTCTCCAACGGTTGCGTTCCAATTGAAAGTGCGAAATTCTTTTGCATCTAGATCATATACAATCTCAAATCCCGGCTGCAAATAAATTTGACGATTTGCGGAAGCGCCGGGGATAAGACCAATATTACTTTTTTGTTGCTCGGTAAGTTCCGCCATTCTTACAAAACGCATTTGGCGTGAACTGCCATCTTTTTTACGAAAAGTACCAGAATAACTATTCGTCTGTGCCATCATTGTCTCCTACAAGTTCTTGAAGTTCGGAATAGATTTTATCCAATTCAACCATATCTGTGTTGTCCTTCAACAGTCGATAGGCTTTCATTGTATACTTTATATCTTCCTTTGTCAACCACTTGTTATCGACGTACTCTTTTCGTAATTCTTTTTTTTGTTCTAGGTAAGGCTTGATACAATCATCAATAGCTGCGATAGATTTTATAAAGCTTGACATATGTTCTTGTTTTGTTTTGTCGGACACGGAAACCTCTTATTAGTGTTTTAGCATATTGAAGATAAAACCGACGCTGCCGCCAATCACTGCTGTTATCAAAATCCAAAGTATTTTACTTGTGGATTCTTTCCAAGCTTCTAGAGTTTTTAGACGTGCATAAATTCCATCGTCAGGTTTATAAATGGCTTCTTTTATTTTTGTTATATCTTCAGCCATTTCAGTATTTCTATTTTTTAGATCAGAAATACCGTCTTCAATTCTTACCAATTTTCCCATAATTTCTGCAAATTGTACAGCATTTTGTATGGCTTTTTCGACTTCCTGTTCACTATTATTTGTTCCCATTTCTTGTCTCCAAAATAAGATGTTTGTAAATAGTATTATTGTTGCTCAAACCAGTTGACGCCAACTTCTCCAGTTACCGCTCCAGAAGTAGAAATACAAATAACAACAATTTCTCCAGCACCGAAAACTAATTCTTCGGGTGCTATATCTATTGTTGCGGCATTATTTGCGCCAACAGAGAAAGTTAAAAATGGAACTTTTCCAGTGGTAGTCACAGTATTTGTTCCGGGAGTCAGATTCGCGTAAGACACTGCACTATTGGCTTGATCAACATATTGAAAGTTTACAGCACCATTGATGTCTAAATTTTTATAAACTGAAATAGTGAGAGTTTTATTTGTCGATTCGTTTGATGCTGCTATTCTTAAAATGTCAAATTCAGCAAAACAAGTTTGATTGTTATAAACTGCATTGATTTTTAGAGCCAAAAGAGGCGCTTTTGTTGTGGAGTTATAACCAGAAAAGGTATGAGACGCAGCAAATCTTGGGTCTAGCTTTCTAGCAAAGCCCTCTGTGAAGGCAGCCATACTTAAAGATTTTGGCTGAACACTGGTTGAAGAACCAAAGTTTTTACTTATTAGTGTAGTTGTCATCTGCGGGTTTTTCAATACAGCAGTTGTTCTTGCGTTGGTATTTTTTATCATATGAACTGGCGTAATTCTTCCAGTTTCAGGATTTTCTATACCAAAGAAAGCATTACCAAAACCTAGATACTGAAAACCTATTTGATAGACATTACCTTTTTGCGGATTCAAGACAAATTCGCTTCCACAGTTAGAACAAAGTTGGTCAATGTTCCAAGAAGATTGCGGAATAAAAGAAGAAGTACCAGTGCTTCCAGTTAGGATTCCAGCAAATGTTCCAACAAAAGTACTGCTACCAACGGCAGAATAAGATCCAGTAAAAGGACCAGATACTCCAGCGGTAAAATATACTGTTCCATCTACTGCATCAGCCTGCCAACCAACACCAACATTTCTAAAATCGTATTTTGCTATTTGATAAGAGGTCTGATTTGCATCACCACCACCAACAACTGGAACGCCGACTGAAACACCATTTAGCGTAATCGTTATTGTTTCTGTACCTGCTGGTGTTGTTACTGTAAGCTTTCTTATCTCAATTTGCGAAGTTTCTTGGTGTAAAATACCAAATTGGGTTCCGTAATACCCAAAATAATAACCACACTCTATGTTTCCTACGCCAATCAATTGAGCATTACCAGAAACAGGTGTATCAAAAAGACACGTTGCTCTGATAAGAGAACCAAAACCGGGTCTATATTTTAGATTGCGTCGAAGACTAATAAGCGCAGAGCCAGTGACGCTGGTACCGCTTTTTACAATTCCGAAACCGTTGCTGCCTGAAATTGAACCGCCAGAATACGAGCTGGATATAAATACAACATTATTTATACCATAAATAAAGTCTCCTTGAGCTGCCGGATATAATTCAGCAACGCTGACCTCGTTGAAAGAAGTTAGAGGGCTAGTTATTGTATTGTCTGTTTTTGGTATTCTAAACGGAAGAGGCATACCGTAAATAGTTATTTGATTTCACAAGCGCCGCCCGCATAGCCAGAAACTAGTCTACACATCTCAATAAAATATTCTTGATTTAAGTGGTTTTTCATAAGATTAATGTCTTTGTGGACCCATTGAATATTATTATATTCGTATATTCCGTCGCTATCAATTCTATCTATAGATGCTTCTTCTAAAGTTAAGAGCTTACCAGATAAAGCACAAATTTCTTTTTGTTCATGCCATTTTCTGTCCAGCTCTTCCAAAGTTAGATTAAAATTTATTTTTCTTAAAGAAGCACCGTGTTTAGCACGACTTAAAAACTTTGCACCAATTTTTCCATATCCTTTCCAAAATGGATTATTACACCCTTTAGTATTTTTCATAGAGCATTTATAGCACCTTTTACTTATGCTTTTTTCTAGATTATAACAATCAACTAAATGTTCTGTATTGCAGCTTGTACATAAACATAAAAATTTCAACGTATGTTTATCTTTAGTTGTAGATGACTTTTTTGGAATTCGTAATGGAATATTATTTAATAGTTTCCATTCACCAAATAAATGTCCTATTTCATAGGTATTATCAAACTTGCTTTTCATCTTTACCACCTCTTAATATAAATAGTTATATCTACAAAAAGAGGTGGTAAAAATAAACACCATTATTAGAGGATTATTTTATCTCACATCCATTTGGTCCCGTACACGCTAATTCATTCTGAAGATCGGTATTATCTTCTACTTCAAGAACATGAGTTAGTTCCACATTTTTTAGTTCATTAAAAAGTCTTTCAAATTCTTCTTTTGTACAGTCTTGGAAAGGGGTCTGTTTATATGTTCCTGTATCAAAAGGCAATACACTCAAGCCAGTGTATGAATCGCGGTTTTCCCACATCCATTCACCAACTTGTTCCCACTCATCTTCTTTGATTGAGACTGTAGCTGAAACATTATGAGTGTTTTGTCCTCTAATATGTCCCGGCTTTACCCAGCGGCTATGAATGTCCTTTACTCGCTCAAGCATTTCTAGGGCACTTTCCGTTCTCATAGTAGCACCTTCTGGAGCCTTTTGTGGAACCGAAATAACAGCCGTATCATGTGGGCGGAAGTATTCGTCTTCAACTAACTCTGGATGATTATCTAGTAGATACTTGTAAATGGCTTCGTTCTTACCAACACGAATGCGGCGAACATAATAATCATTATGCCAAGCATGAACGCCGCTAGAAGTACCAAGAATCAAACTAGTTGTGCCTGAAGGCTTTACAGTGGTGACGCGGGCAGCAGGATTGATACCTAACAAAGCAGCAACTCTTTTATTTTCTTCAACTGCAACTTTCGCAGCCTTTTTCATATCAAGCTTTTGCACTTTGTTAGAAGCAATACCTGTCATTCCAATCCCAAGAAGAGCCTCTTTTTCAGTTGTTCTACGCCATACATCGCGTAGGTAGTGAAAATCAGTATACGATGCTTGAAGCGTACCAATAAACGCTGCCGCTTTGACTCTTGCTTCATAATCCTCCTGTGATTCTAGGTCGCTTACGTTTACTTCACATAAATTGCAGAACTGATTACTGCGAAGAGCAATCTCTGCACATGGGTTTGTGCCCCATTCTTTATCGTTTGTAAAGAAAATACCGGGTTCACCAGCACCAGAGGCTTTGATGCGTGCCCACAAATCCATAAAATACTCTTTTGTTATTCTGTGACGCAAAATAACAGCGGAGTTATTGGCACGACCACGTTGAGGGTTGGTTTCCCACCAAGCACCTGATTTGCAGGCGATCATTTCATCATCGTCTGCGCTAAAGAGACAAATAAGAGCAGAACGTCTAATTCCACCAGCCAATACGGCATCTGCGATATGGCATACAATGTCATGTACTTCAATTGGTTCAAGCTTGTCACCATCTTCTTTACCCTCCAAAATGCCTTCTAGTTTGATTAGGCACTCTTTTAATGGTTGTGGACCGGGGGCTTTGCCACCAGCAGTTACAAGACGAGCACCTTTTGGACGAATGTCTCTAAAATCAAATATAACTTTTGATCCACCATCAAAATAAGAACGCATCAGGGCTTTTACAGAATCAGCCCAACCTTCAATGCTATCGCCAACTAGAAAACGACGAGTACGTTTTGGATTTGGCTTACGAATCTCTGGTAGCTTTTCTACATGATGTTTTTGTACTGAATAACCGACACCAGTTCCGCCAAGAAGAAGGAACATGATCTCATTAAAAGCACGAACATCATCAAGAGCCAAGAACGCACAATTAAATATACGAACTGGATTTACTTCAATGGGACGCCCGCCAAATTGCATTGAACGCATTGAAGGTAAAACCTTGCGATCAAGTACAAATTTATAAGCATCCCGGATTTCTTGTTCTAACTGTGGGAACTTAGCAATATGCATTAACATATTACGAGTTACAGTATCTTCATAACTTTCTCTGCGTAGTTCTTGCTTGATATAGCGAGCATACTTCATGTGATGAGTAATGTCGCTAAGTATTTTTTGTGATATATCCATTTTATTCCTCGTCGTCATCGTCCATATCCATGGACTTCTTGAATTTCTTATACTTTTCTTTCAGTGAATCAGCTTGACGTTTGGCAGACTCTTCACGAACAGAATCAACTGTCTCCGTAGCTTTTGGTAATACCTCTAGCTTGGCGCGGGATAAGTCGATATACATCGGGAAGATGCCGCCATCTGGACCGTTACGATTTTTAGCAATATACATACGAGCAGAATTGCCATTGCGGGCACTAGAATTACGAGCCATTGAACAAATAAAGTCTGCCACGAAGCACTTACTGAACGCCGAAGCGATACCGTCCATTGTAATGACCTCTGATTCCGAGGCACTACGGTTTACTTGAGAGGCTGTCCAGATGGGGCACTGAAACTCCTGTGCTAGACCACGCAACTCTTCGTAAATAGTCTCCATGTCAATCCATTTCTGACCAGAACCATTTTTTGTTACCAAAAGATCGCCATAATCCACGATAATAACATCGGGATCATTACCAGAATTTTTTAGCTTCATCAAGTGATTACGCAACGTAAGAACGCTAGCTGTACGAGTTGGGTATTCTTTGATGATAAGCTTGCCTTTCACAACCTCTTTTAGTGTATCAAAAACTTTTAGCTTGTTTTTAGTAAGTTCATTTAGCTCGATACCAGTAATGCAACTATCATAGCGTTTACCGACACTTACATCAGAAAGCTCAAGCGTATAGTGAACAACAGTTTTACCTGATAAAATTGCATTAGCGCCGATATGAACAAGACTAAACGATTTACCACCGCCAGTTCCTGCAATTACAACGCCCATTTCGCCACGACCAAGACCGCCTTGGGTGATTTCATCAATCTCAGACCAGCCAGTTGAAATGGCTTTGCGAGAGTGATGCTCAAAGCGTTTGTCAAAGTCTTTTTCATAATCATAACCAAAGTTATTGTCGCTGCCCAAACGAAGAGCGGAATCGACAACATTTTTGATTTCATCATAAGATGCAGATTTTTGCAGCAGTTTTGCTGACTTGATAATAGCTTCCTTGAGCTTCTGCTTTTTGCAGAAGTCTAGGGCAGTTGTCTTTACGAAGTCTGCATCTTCAACTTCTTTATCCGCAACAATACGAGCAAAATACTCACGTACTTGCTTTTGTGTTGCCTCATTTTCATTATCCAAGTCTGAACGCAAAATAGTTGCGACTGTAGCTTCAGCTGGATGCGATTGAAACTTATCCTTATAATCGAACATCTTCTCAACAAAGACGCGAGTATAAGCGTTTTCTAGGAAATTTAGATCGATTACTTCGCGCATTTGGTCGCAGAATAATCGGTCACGAAACATGATATGTACTAGTTTTTCTTGAAAATTTTTACCGAATTTGGAAAAGTCCACTTTTTCATTTTGGGCTGTCATAAATTCTCCTGCAAATGATGTTGGCATCGTAACACACTGTCCTAGATTGATCAAGGTAAAAAAAATCCACCACTCAATAGAGAACTATCAAATGGTGGATTTGTATATAATTAGCTTTTAGGAGAAAGAAATCTTTGTCATTACTGAAAAAAGATCGCTCCAATCTAGCTCCCCTATCCCATCAATCATGAACATTTTACGCACTTCTGTCTTATTTAGGCTCTTTGGATAATTCTCTAAAGAGTCCCGAATTCCTTGTTTTATGTATGGTGCAGCCGAAGGCGCATAAAGCTGCATCAGTTTATAATTGTTTTCAATAACTTGTTTTGATTCTAATATATTGTCATATAGTTTGATCTTATCTTGACCTTCACAATAATCATAAATGTCTTGGAAAGTGGCTGATTTGTCTTCTTTCAAGAAAGGCAGGCGCTTTGCAACAGTTGCCAGACCGGCTCCTTTGATGCCAGAAAGATTGTCTGAATTATCACCGCAAATGGCTCTAGAAATTGCGAAATTGTTTGGATGAATGCCAAACTCTTCCAAGACTTTTTTGCGATTTACAAACTCATTTTGCACGGGACGAAAGATTATTGTTTTGTCGTCCAATAATTGATAAAAGTCTTTATCTGATGAAATAATAATCTTTTGATCTTCTGGCAATTCTTTACAAACCATAGAAACAATGTCGTCTGCTTCTGTAGCAGCATACATAAGCTGGCAAACTGGAAGGTTGTTCATATACTCCATCAAGCGGCTTGTTTGCCAAAGTTTATTCTTGAGGGTATCTTCCTCGTTTAGATCGTTATTCCAATTTAGACGCAAAGGTTTGCGCCCTTCTTTATAGTTTTTGTTTTCCGAACGTCGTCGTTGAGAGCCGCCTTGACCATCCCAACAGATGATAACACGGTCTGGTTTGATTTCGCGGCAGAGTTTCTGCAATGTTTTCATATATCCAACGATGCCACCAATTCGCTGACCGTTTGGCGATAAAGTTGGATTGACGACAAGTGACCTCAAAAATTGATTGAGGCTGTCTACGATCATGTATCTCATTGTTTCCTATCAAACATTGTTATACCGTTTAGGTGATCTATTTCGTGTTGAACACAGACAAGCTCCAAGTTGTTTTTATCATCAAAATCATGATAAACAAATTCCATAAGTTCATTGTTGTCTGATTTTACCACAATTCTTTTATGTCTTATAGTCTTTACAAAAGTATTTGGAAAAGAAAGGCATCCTTCATGAAATGTAAACATTTCTTCAGATGCCTCAACAATCTCTGGATTTACAAACACTATTTCTCTAATGGCATTTACGATACAAATACTTTCGTTGATACCAATTTGATTTGCCGAAAGACCAACACCGCTTTCACTTATATTCAATTCACTTCTCAAGATCCTTATTACTTGTTGTATCCTCTCCGGATCTTCCGACTTCTTGCACTTGCTGTACAAGATGTTGCTCTGAACCATTTTTAGGAATCTCCCATAAAAAGTCAGGGTTTTGCATATTTTGCAGACACTGCTTCTCTTTCTGTTCTTCACTCATAAAAAAATCCCCTATAACAAATGTTGAGTTCATTATAGGGGATCTTCTTCATCGAGTCAAGTACTATAAATAGTCTTTATCTTTTTCTACCTTGACCGCGATACTTTTTCTTATAAAGCTTTGAGTTCTTATGTAATGCATACTTGGTATTGCAGCTACGCCCTTGACGAGTCTTTTTGGGTTTTGTGCGTCCACGTTTGCTATTCTTAGAAAGTGAAGCTTCTGTCTTTGCCATATCATTCCTCTTCTTCTGTGATGCCGTCTAAAGAGCCATCAACATTATAATAATTAGCTGCATTTCCTTTTTGTTGATCAAATTTTGTAATAAGCTCTTCCTCTACGATCTCGACAACACGATTACGGAATTTGGCATTGGATAGCTCTTGCATAAAATCGGCTGAACGGAATTTAACAGTAGAACCATCGGCGTACTTTAATGTCCACCAAGGTCCGACAGTTACATGCTCAGAATTCTTTAGAATTTCCATCCAAGCATCTTCATCTTGAACGTGAATTTGTTCACCACCCCATAGAAGTTTTACAGAACACTCACGACCTTCTGTACCAAAACGGCTCTTCTTTAGTGTACATTTTGTTTCGCTGCCAATACGAAAGCCATTTTCTGAAATAACATAGCTTGATTTACTCTTGCGACCAGTCAACCAGATACGCAATGAATAAGCATAAGCAAGAGCTTTACCACCGGGAACGATATATGGATTAATCATCATTTCAACGTGAGCAGTTGGACCTGTCACGATGTTTTGTTTTAGCTGATTCAATACCAAAAATGCAGAACCAGAGTTAGCAATTGGCTGAATAAGCTTCGTCAAACCTTTTGACATGATACGAGGCTTCATCGCCATACTAGACTGTGGATTGAAATCACCATTTAGATCTGCAAGGCAAGGTGTAAAAGCAAATGAATCTAGAATAAACAACATCTTATTCTGATTGCTACCCAAAAGCTCTTCAATGGTTTCAAGAACAAACTCGATTGAAGTTGCTTGAGCATAAATAATGTTGCTTACATCACAGCCTGCTTTCGCAAGGAAGTCTGAATCAAGTGAAGATTCTGAATCAAAATAAACAACGTCAAAACCTTGTTTCTGTGCATTTGCTGCAATTTGTGCTGCAAGATAAGACTTGCCAGAGGCTTCTAGACCAGCTAATTCTGTAATACGACCAGCAGGAATACCTGCTTTTTTACCACGACAAATAATAGAATCTAGAACATGAGAACCAGTACTAATCCACTCTGTAACATCTGATGGATTGTCTTGTGTCAAATCAAACGCAACATTTGCGCCTGCTTTTTTATTTATCATCTCGCGCAATTGAGATATACCAATGCGACCTTTTTCTTCTTTTTGTTTTGTAGCTCTAGCCATATTTCTCCTATAAACAAAAACCCTATACAAGTTTTGCACAAGTATAGGGCTTATTGTCTATAATGTCAAGAAACTTATTTTAGAGCAGCAAGGATCTCTTTGAGGATCATACTTCGGAGGGATTTGGATTCTTGCACACCCCCGAAACTACCCACTGGTGCTCCTGCGCCTGTTGCGCTGGGTTTATCTTCTAGTGCGCCGGGAAAATCAGCGTCAAATCGATCAAGTACAACACCTACAATTCGATACATTTCATCTGTTGTAATGCCTTCAGGTTTCATACGGCTCTTATATATCTCATTTGGTAAATACTGTGTATATATTGTATCAGAAACTCTTTTAATGTCAGAAGGATTTTTTAGTAATAAACTTAATCTTTTTGCTATAATTTGTCTAATCATAGACAATTCAAGGGTTACATCATTGGTATCAGCTTGTTGCGCCGCTGGTTGCGCCGCAGCTTGTTGTATCACTTTTTTTATTTCTTCTGCTGGTACAGCATAAAATAACTTCTGAAATTCTTGCATAGTAGCTTTATCTGTTTTGCAGGCGTTCATATATGCCTGTTTATTATAAGCGATCGGCTTTATATTTGTTTGTATACCGGCTTTGGTCGCATAATTTATCATATAATTTATAGCTGTCGCTGTTACAAAACCCATTTTGCCATCAGATAATTTTTTAACGAGAATTGGATCGTCAAATTTAATTTTTTCTCTTATTAGATTCTGAACAAAAGAAGCAAATTCACATTTTGCTCCGAATCTTCTTGTAAGACTTTGTTTAGCTAGCGTTTGTTGATCGGCATAATCTAATGGGCTTGGGTATTTTAGTTGTGCCGAGGATGTTTCTATAATGTTACCATCAACAACATACGCTTTGACTATCCCACCTTTATCGGTTTTATAAAAGGCTATTTCTTGTTGTTCTTTTTTGTTTTCAGGTTTTGCATAATAAGCTTGAAGTTCTTGAACGGAATCAAAAGGATTTTGAGCAGAAAAACCTTTTTCTGTTGGAGTGACCGAGGGAGGGACTTCTGCTTCTTTCAAAACTTTATTCAACTCTTCTTCAATTAACTTGCGAATATTCATATTATAAAAACTCCTCAACAACAATAAATAGTCGCAAAAAACAGAAAGCCCACCAAAGTTTCCTCGGATGGGCTTTCCAATTATCTTAATTTTTAGAAGGCTTTATGAAAGCATCTCGCTGAATTTACGGTCGATATCATCTTCGCTGTCATCAGCCTTTCCACCTTTCACAACCTCTTCTTTATCATCACCAAGTAGGTGACGGTCAAGAATTTGTTCAACTTGCTCTGAGGTTTTACGCTCAAACAATGTAGCAAAATCTACGTTAGCCTCAAGAAGCTCATCGAGAAGTTCTCGATCGGTTGTTAGTGGTGAGCTTTTACGACGAGGCGTGACGCTGGTAGCAGGGAATAACATGCCGGGTGCTTTACCATAAGCTATGACAAGATCAATACCCTCTTTTTCGTCAGCAATATCGCCATAGTCTGGGTTCAGAACAAGCTGTAACAGACTCTCATAAACCTTTTTGCTGTAAGACCAAAGCTTAGTTCCTTCCTTTTCCTCGCCACGCACAATGATTGGTGTTACAAAGCGTTGACGGCTTGAGAAGTTTTTCGCCATTGCCCGGCTTTCATCGTCACCCTCTTTGTAGAGTTTCGATACGAAATCACAAACGGCGCATTTCTCACCAAAGTTCTTCTTGGGACAGAGAAAGCCGTTCTCTTTACCGACATTATAGTGGAAATGGAATTCCTTAAAAGGATCTCCATCCTTAGCAGGCAGGACGCGAATCACGCTCTCGCCATCGGGAATCTTCCAGAACTTCGGACCAGCCGAATTTGCACCTTTTGAGTTTAGTTGTGATAGTTTTGCACGCATTGCTTTTAGATCAATAGCCATTTTAGTTTTCTCCGTTGTTTAGTATAAGTTGGTTTTGTATAAAATTAGTGTAATTAATAGTAAAAACGAGATTGTCACTTATTTCTAGTGAAAGAATCTTATGGGAACAGATGATACCCTGCTTTTCAATTTTTGTCAAGTGGTCTTGAATTTTTTGTAACGATTTACGATTTTTTACAGATTCAGGCGACAAGCCGAAAAGAAACTGTTTTTCTCTTATATTTTCCATCGGGAATAACATCTGCTCTTCACCAGATTCGTAATCTACCATGCCGATAGTGACAAGCCTACATGCTTCTTTCGGGCTTGTCAAGTTGCTTCTAATTGCTTTCTTAGAAAGAAAGAAGTTGATGTGACCATAAACATATTCAACCGTTTCATTGATTTTATCGTAATAATTGTCAAGAGCTATATCTTCGTTTGACTTTGCAATATGCTCATTGGAAACCAGAATCATCTTGTTGAACAATCCAGAACGAGTCATTTCCTGAAATATATTGAAAACAACTTTTTCACGAAGCTTCTCTTCTGAATTTGCCAAAGAAAGATCTGGGCGCACATAAATAATGTCAATGTTATTATCTTTTATCTGCTCAAGAATTCTCAAAGCATGACCAGATGTATTTCCACCCCCACAAAGAATAAACAATATGTCTTCATCTTTTATGTTGAGCTTGAAGTCTGGCGTTTTTTGTTCCGCTTCCTCCATTGACTTGGTTTTGGGAAGCTTATATTTTTCATTTGTGTCGAAAAGAAATAGTTGATTGCCTTCCTCGGCAACTTCATAAAATCTTTTTGCCAACGAGCAACCACCACCGCCAAGCCCCATAAAAATCATTTGTTCTTCTCCATTTCGCCAAAGTTCTTGCCAACAGAAACATTGGTCAAAAAGTTTCCAAACCGAGTATTAGAAAATGTATTTGCAATTTGTTTCAGCAGATGCATATCTTCCTTGTGGAAGTCCAATACAACAGAATCATATAGATAAAATGCGATAAAAGACTTCTTGCCTTGCAAAATCTTCTGAATCTTGTGTGCTTGTTCCACGACCAAATCAGTTGCTGTGCTCTGAATGACATAATTTACAGCATGTTCTTGGTCGCACTCAATCTCTCGATTATAAACAGTTTTCACTTTATTTCCATCATAGAATTTATCTATAATTATCTGTTTATCATAAACTTTTTCAGCCAAATCGTTAGTTTTCTTGTCATAAAGCCATGAAAAGATCTTCTGTTTGGCTTTTGAGCGGTCTAACTTACCACCAAAGATGTTTATTGAGTTCCACTCATGCAAATCAATGGTTGGCTGCTCTTTATTGCATATGGCAAGCAAAACACGAAGCTCTGCTGAATTATAATCTAGCTCAACAAAACGATGATTGTTCGGTTTGATACAATCACGAAGCTCTTTATCGAGATTCAGAATTGGAAAACTGTCTTTGCCTAGCGTCAGACGACCCGTAACTGCACCAAATACATTATATTTGATACGATTTGGATACTTGTTTTTTATAAATCTTTGCGCTTTTGGATTTGGCAGCTTTTTCTTGACCGATTCTAGGTCGATGTTTAGCTTGTGTTGTTCGATGTTATAAATTAGCTCTGAGGCGTCACGTAGAGTTTCATAGTTCTTTGGCTTTTCGTAATTTTCAAGCACATATTTAGTGATTTTATTACGTATCTCAAAGTGTTCTAACAAGAACTTTTCTGGAAGCAGATCATAAAAACAATTCACATCAAAATCTATCTTGGCGTGAACCATACTACGCATAAAAGCCTTCAGTTTATCAAAACTTTGTACGGCTTCGTCCTTTAGTTCCTCGGGACACACCTCAAGAAGTGTCTTGCCACCACAATAGATCTTGGCAAGTTCTGTGCTGTCATCGCATAGGTGTGTGTAATCCCAAGTTTTTGATGGATGCGATGGCAGCAGATCGATTTTGATTGATCCATCCGCATAAAAACCAAAGCAGTTTTTGTTACGTTCAATAGTTTGGAAGTACATGGCAGCTACATGGTAACAGCGTTGCCAGTTCTCGTCAAGTTTATTTCGTCCACGCTTGGACTTCTGAAAGCTAGGGTACCCAAATTATAGTTGATATAGCTCACAGCCTTTTTTATACCATTTTGTCTATTTTTATCGTTGAGATAAAATCCACGATAATTACCTCTATGAAATTCTTGAACAGAATCTTTCAGAATTGTTTTGGTTTCCAATAATCTTGTTTGATAATACAAGTCAAGGAAGAATAAATCATCTTCTTTAGAATCAGGGACAAGTTTTATATCTTCAGCGTAAACAAATACGTTCTTTACGCCGCTGCAAGAGTTAGTGTTGGCGTAAGCTCCTTTTGCAAATGTTTGCTGTATTGGAGAAGGGTGATAAACAAACTGATTGAATTTTGGAAAGACAACTTTATAAGCATTATAAAAGGCTTTTATTGTGTTCTTGAACTCTTGAAATGATGTAAACTCAACTCCCTCAAAAGACTTGAAATAAAATCTATCAAATATGTCTTGAAGAACAAAATTAGATTTATTTAGCCTCTTTTGGATATAAGGCTGTAGATTGCCAGATTGTATGTTTGCAATAATTCTCCAAGGAACTTGAGCATCAAATCTCAAACCTCTATCAGCAAGCAATTCAGAAACTAAAGGATAATTTGGATCTGAAATAAACTGCTCTCTTGTCGAATCGTCGCCTGCATCTCCCTCAAAAACGTCCAAAACAATTCCGCTTGTATATGGTGGATTGAAAGGGCTTTCATAAAACCCAACTCTTGTCAATGGCAAATCCGCTTCTTTCAGAAATTTCAACAATAACTCCGTGTAATTCTCAAATTTAGAAACTTTATAGGAATTATTAAAAATATAATTTGTAAAAGACGTATAAACGTTGTTGTTGTTTGTGCCGAATAAGGACTCCTGTTTTTTCCAGCCTTGATAAACAGGAAAGGTATCCTGAAAGAAAGGAGATGCTGTGTTTATATTGCCTTTTGCAGCTTGTATATTATATTGTTTTCTACAATCTAAAAAGGCATCAGCCACAAAATGTATGCAAGAAGCATTGCTTTTGTCTATTGCTGTTGCAAAGAAGGAAAGAAAAGACTCATTGACCTGTATTACGTTTCCAAGCGTATCCACTCTACCAAAAAGTCTATTTGTGTAACCTGAATCGAATTGTATATCGGTTTTAGGAAACTCTTCTTTATAGGCAGATCTACCCTCATACATATCTTTTGCATTTGATAGATTTGTCGCATTAGATACTGCCATTATTTAGCTCCCACGTTTTCTTTTCTATCTCTCTTTGGCTGCTTTTTGGAATCTTGCTTCTTCTCTGCATCAGTTTTCTTATCTTGTTTGACTGGATTGGCTGTTATACCTAGAGCTTTTAGAGTATTTGGATCTAGTTCCAGCAAATCTTTTATATAATTATCAACAGAAAACTGTATATATTCTAACAGATCTGGAAATTGTTTGGCATCTTTGGTTGTTGCCACTTCACCCTTTAGTTTGTTTCTCAAAGGATCTTCATGCCATATTGCATTTATGCTTGTGCTATATCCACCATCAATAGACAACGAATCGGAAACTTTTGTAACGACATAATAACCAGTCAATCCTAGTATAACATCTGTATCCCCTTCCACGCCAAAAGGAGGCACGGCTAGGAATCCAGCTTGGTTGAAAAGGTTATTTCCAAACATATCAACACTTATGTTATAGGCATATCTTGGAAGTCTAGTATTCCCATCAACCATGGCTTGAGTGATAAGAGAAGTAGCTAAAAATGGTTGCTCAATTGCACTGAAATTTATTTTCTTTATTAGACCTCTAGAAGCACCAATACTTACGTGAGGAATGCCTAATGCGCTATCTTGGGCTAAATCATATGAATCTTGTTGAAGAACTCTTTTGGCAATATATTTTTTATGATAAGGAGAAGTATAGTCATTTAGAGGATTTAGCATTTGTGTATAATAAATCATCGCTTCTGCATCTTTTTCTTTTTCTGATGAGAAGATACTCTTTAGTGTTGTAAAATCAACATTATTTTTATAAACCTTATCAAATGTTTCTTGGCTAATGTTTGGCTTCTTGAAATAATTTAGGTGTCTTATTGTACCTAAAGCATTTTGTCTGTAAAAGCCAGTATTCCTTCTATATAAAATTTCCGGTACTAAATCTTCAACAACATCAATCATAAATGAGGAGAAAGAGTATTCAGTTCTATTCTTCTGCACATAATTTTTATGAAGCCAAGTTCTAAAGGTTTCCATCTCAACAAGTATGTCGCCAATGTTTATTGAGTATTCTTTTCCAAGGCTTCTAGCAACTGCATTTCCAATACAAATATATGGAATTGATTGCTTTATTGATGGATCTTTTTCATCTGGTAAAAATTCATACATTATTGATAATAATGCTTTTAGTGGAAAGAATGTAATATAACCAAATCTGTTGGAGCCTTTTGCTCTTTCTACTCCATCAAAGAGATTGACTAAGATTTGTTGAAATAAATTTTCTTTTGTTAGACCCACTGTATTATTTTCAAGAACACCTATATCAAACTTTTTATAATCGCTTAGATTCTTTTTTGTCACAAAGGGTGGAGCAACATCAACAAATTCTTGCTTGTTAGTGTCTTTATTGAATTTTATCAAGCTCAAATAACTTGTGATGTTGAATTCATCTTGTTTTCTTTCAGAAGTAAAAGAAACAGAAAATACTTGATTTCTTTTTATTAGAGCGTCTATAAATAAATCTTTGACAAATGGCGCAATTTTTTCTTTTACAATCGTTAAATTTTTAGAGATTTGCACACTTTCTTTCTGTTTTGCCTCTTTCTTTTTACGGATTGAATCAAGTTTTTTCTTGTTACTTCCAATTTGCTGAAGCTCAACTTCTTGCTCTGTATAATCTTTTAGCTGATCTTGAATCTTATAATACTTTTGATTCAATTCCGCATAATTCTTGAAAACAGATCTCAAAGATTCATTTTTTATTTTACTTATATAATCCAAACTCGGAGATGTAACATCGTTTTTTTGGAAGTATTTAGCTTCAGATTCTGCTAGATAAGTTACATCAACTGTAATTGTACCGTCCTCTTGTATATTTAGCTTATGACTTTTATAAGCGAGTGGCACTCTTTTGGTTTCTGCTTTCAATATATCATTTATTGTAGAAATTGATGTTGTTTTATTGCCCGCAAATCGCAAATTTTCATCTTGCGGATTCGCATGATAACCATATTCTAGAAACAATTTTTGTTTTCTGGATGGTAAAAAAGAAAATAATTTAGTATAAGTAAAGTTTAGATCGTCCGGAATAAATGCACTTGAGATTTTTTTAGTGATGATAGAGATACTGCTAAAGAAGTATTTCACATTTACACTAACATTTAGTGTCAAACCAAGACCGGGAAAAGACCTGTCTGCTGTTATTCCAGTTATACCTGCACCTTGACCTCTGGAGAATTTATCAGCCAGTATTGAACTAACTTCTGTTTTTAGATTTTGCACAAAAGGGATTTCTACTTCCTCATATTTCTTTTCATTCGGTTCTTTGTAACCAAATTTCATCTTTACGTATGGAACAAAAGAAGAAAGTTCATTTGGCTTTATATTGATCATGTAATTGAAATAATCTCTCAAAGCTCTTTCATCTTCTACAACCTGTGATGAAATTGCTGTGTTTCTCTCAACAGCATCATAATACAAAGGATTCAGATATATTGTTTTATCTTTCGGATTCTTTTTTCTTGCAGTTTCTATATCTTTTACAAGTGCATCATTTTTTACAAGCTTTTTAGCATCTTCCGACAATACTTCGTCATATAACAAGCTTGCCAAGTCACTTCTTTGCTGACCAACTCTTTGGAGGCGACTTGTAATAAAATCAGTAACCCAACCTTGTGGATTTAGATTTTTGTCTGGAAAGAAAGGATCTAACTTGAAAGTTGACATTTTATAATCCTAAATCACTCAAAACTTGACTCAAAGGAAGAGGTATTTGCACAGCATCGCCAAGAGCAAAATGTTGTTCTGTTGGCTTCTTGTTGAAAAATGAAATAACCCACCAGTATTGCGGATCACCATAATACTTATCAGCTAGCTTGTATAGTCTTTGACCAACAGACCAAATTTCTGATTGAATTGTGTAAGATAAAATTTGTTTTTGTGATGGGTATTTTAGGTTCAACGTTGGTAACTGTTTGATACCTTTTGGGCTAAACCTAGAATATGTATAAAGCTTTTGATAGCCTTCATCAACGTTATAAACAGGAAATACTTTTCTATATCTTGAATCAGCCATGTGTTAGCCCGCCCCGAAAACCAATGTAAGACCTTTTGCAGCCGCTGGACTTTGTACTAAAGAGCCTCTCAAATTAGAGATTGCTGTACCAATTTTAGCAGATGCTGGTATTAGTTCTTGCTGAACTGTTTTATAAGGATAATTATCAGTCTTGAATTTCTGATTTTTATCATCCCACCCAACAACTTCTTCATGCAGCACTGTAAAACCAAAAGTAAGAGAATATGATTTTGCAAACAAGAAACCGTCTTTTGTATTTTCATTTGCAAATACAAATACACCAGCAGTATCGAACGCATGAGAAATAGCAACATTATCTGGATAGCCAAGAAGCCCAGAATCGCCATTGAAAGGATTGTTTATTATATTTGCATATTTTAGTCTAACCAAAGGAGGGGAATTTATTATTGATTGCCCTCGGTTTTCTAAATAACCGGGATACAAATTTTTGATCAGAATGTTTAGCTTTTTCATTATTTCGTTAGCATCGAATTCTGTATATGCTGGAATGTCAAACTCTACAGAAATTTTTCTGCTTGTCTTTTTATAAGTTGCAACAGGATCTGAACGACCAAATACATGCGTTGGAGTGTATTCGGGAGATACTGTATCGGTTATTTTTTTTAGATAAGATGCAAAGTAAATTTCATTGCCATCATATGGCTTTGTTGGAAATGTAAAATATAGATTTGCAAATGGATAAGTGAGACGAATCTCGTTTTCCATTGGCAGAGCATATTGAAGTTTTGGATCTGAAAGAACAGACATTTATTTATTTCCTTCGTTATTTACCTATGGCGTTTGACCTATGGCGGCACCTAATGCTCTAGAGGCTGTTCCGCCTTGTATTAGTGCTATCATTACATCTGTTGGCTTGACATGAACAACAATTTCATGTTTGGCAATAGCTGCTTTTGATATATCTATTAGTGCTTGTTTTGTGCCCGCAGCAATACCATCAGTGGCTCCTTGCTTTACATCTTCTCTCATTGTATTTGGATTATATACTGGAATCTTTCCGCCCCCAGCGGGCGATTCTGGTTTGCCGGGTTGTTTTACTTTATATTCTACGCCCCCCGAAGAACCTTCGCCTAGAGAGCTTTTAATAGATTTTCTTAAACTTTCTGCATTTTTTTCAACTTCTGATACTGCTTTATTATAAAGATCTTCTAATTTATCTTTAGAGAAAGCGGATTTTAAATTTAATAGTAATTCTTGTGCGGTTCTTGCGGAGGTAACCATTGCTGTTGTTGTATCTAGTATTTTCTTTTGTGTATCTCTAACATTTTTACTTGATTGGTCAAAGAAGCCTTCTAGGCGCGCACCAACTTTCAAATACTGATTCATAAATAAGTTTGCACGATCTTGAAACGTTGTAAAATTATCAGCCATTTGATCAACCGGTGCTTCTTTTATTTGGTCAAACTGTTTGCTGGTAAGTTGATCCATACTTTCAACCAATTTATCGTTTCTCAGGATCGCTTGAATTGTTTGCCCACCAAGACCAGTTGTCTGCTCTAGCTGCCTGACATACGCTCTTTGAGAAACTTCGGACATTGCAGTTATTTGATCTCTAGAATTGGCGATACTTTGAATAATAAGTTTTATTCTATCATCATAGTTTGCTGTTGATGCATACATTGCATCAAATGAACCGCCAACGGCTGATAAAACATTGTTTAGTTTTGCGCCAAATTCCACACCTTCTTCAATGTTGTCGAATTTTGCAGCGGTATCCATCAACTTATCAATAGTGCTTCCAAAGCCTTTTGCCATTTGTTGAAAAGACATAAATTGAGTCGCTGCTTTGTCTGGATCTAAAATTGTATAGAAACTTCTAATAGATTCATTAAAGTCTTGAAAAACTTTTCGAAATTCTTGACCAGTTTCTCTAGAAAACTGCATCAGTTTATTTGAGAATTTAGTTATATCTTCGGTGCTTTTGTTAAACCCAGTTGATAAATAATTAATTACACCAACTGTGCTTTGCATATCCACGCCAAATTTACTGTTTATGGCAGCTAATTTAGAAAAAGACTCAACAGCTTCACTGCTTCTATTAATAATAAAATTATTGATTCCAGTGCCTACTACTTTATAAGCTTCTCCTAATTTTTCTGCGGATATACCTTGTGACATTAGTTCACTGCTTATATCGGCAAATCTTTTTACCAAATCTCTGCCCTGTTGGGCATCAAATATGCCAAACGCTTGCTGAAATTGTATTCTTAGACCATTTGCTGCAGTTGTTGAATCATCAATTTTGGTTACAATATCAGAAAAAGCGTCTTTGGTGCCTTTGGCTAAATCAAAAAGAGCTTTACTTGATGAAAGTACTTTTTCTTCCGCACTAATTTCAGCCATTTTTTATCCCTTCAATACCTAAATAGTAGAGAAACTAATTATTTGTTGTATTTTGCTTCTGCATATATTCAAGCAATTTATCAAAAAACCAGTTTCTCAAGGTAACAGGAATAGCGTGAACCTCAAAAAAGCGCCAATTACCCAATTGAATCATATAAAAAATCTTGTCATAAACACTATGAATATAATCAGAGTTGAGGCCAAAAAAAGTCTCCAGTAATAGAGACAACACCTCCATCATCGACATGACCACATTTTTGGCACTGAAAGCGATATGTCAAATCTAGATCTGGTTTTATTTCTGCATAAGTCTTACGTATATATCTTGAGTCCAAAATTGGCATTGAAGTGACGAAATTAGCAATTGCAAATATATCATCATTACCATTTACTTTCACAATCATTTTTCTATAAGTCAAAACAAGCTGCTCTTCTGGAAGGTTTGCTTTTATTCTTCTTTTTTGTTCTTCGGCAATCTCTTTTTCATCTCTACCTGTCAAAAGTTTCATATGCACAACTGCACCGCTTTTTGGAAGAGTAAGCTTGAAAAGACCATTTTCTATTTCAAGTTCATCGTAGGAAATTTCTTTATTCTTTAGCTCTGTAAATAAATGATCAACTTTTTGTATTGTAGAGCAGGAAGGGCACGATGCTGCAAATGAATACTCGGGACCATATGCTGAAATTCTTGCTCTTGATAAAATCGCATTTCTGTCACCAGTTATTAGGCTGGAAACATCAATTCTTTTATCAACCAAAATACTCTCAATAAGTTTATCAAAGACAATACCTTTTTCCACCAATGTTGGTGAAGTCAAAATGTCTTCCTCTTTGGTTGTCATGAACTTTATTTCAACTGTTTCTGCATTATGCAAAGGATGCCCTTCTGGATAAAACAATCCTTTTGATGGTAATTCAACAACTTCCGTTGGTGTTTGATATGATGCTTGATTTTGTTGATGAACACTGGCTGCCATCATTTGACTTCTCAAATCTTCTGGCATCAAAGGAGCAGAAAATCTGCTCCCGTTATTTCTGCTACTCATTATAACCTCTTATTAAAAAATTCTATCTATGCCTACTTGAGCTAATTTACCGGGTCTAATGTCGCTAGATAGATAGTATTCTGCCCAATCATATGTTAGCTCAACTTGTGTATTTGTTAAGTCATCAGAAGCATAACTCAACTGTGATGGTGTAATTTTTGATACCATTGGATTGTATATGCGCCACGTATCGACAACATTGCCATCTGGATCAATAGTTTTTATATTTATATTACCAAAATCGTTTATCAGATTTTTCTTTGATAAGTTAAAAAATTGAGATGATATGATGTTTGTTGGGTATCTATATGCCGTTGTTTGTGCTTTATGTATCATATTGCCCAAAACAGTACCCAAGGCTCTATAATCATAGGTTTCAATAACTGTAAACGAAATGTTATCCCATTTTATTTTTTTAGGAAATTTGGTTATATATCCTAAATGATCAAATTCTTGATACTCTATTGAAAAAGATGGGCGCTTTACCTCTTTAACAAATGCAACATTTAGACCTTGAACTTCAAGTATAAATCTGTGAGATTGTTGAGCGCTCTTGAAAGCATATTCTGGAACTAATGGAGCATCAAGATAAGCACCAAATAAGCTGGAAACAACTTTTTCGGGCTTTATTTCAGCCATCTATTACCCACCTATAGTTTTGGTATTTATGAGGACACCATCAATAGAACGGAAGCTCTCGTAATCAACCCAATCACATGAAACAATTGTTTTCACGTTCTTTAGACCTTCTGTGTCATACTTGTAATTACCAAAATCTAAATCTTTTATGAAAGCATTTTTTAGAGTCCAAGCTTCGATTGGATTGCCATCAGAGTCTATGGATTTTATTGTCATACCTTGAATCTGATTATTTGCGCTAACAAAACTCTTCTTTATTGTTTTTAGGTAATAAGTTGAATTTGTTGGGTCGTTTATCTCAAAGCTGCTTGGAAATACGTAGCCAGAAGCTTTTAGGTGTCTCATAAATAAATCCACTGCATTGAGATCGATTGGATCTACAAGAGTAAATGTTGAATCACCCCAAGATAATTTGCCGGGGAACTTGAAAGTATGAGAAAGAAAATTATGCTTCGCTGTATCTGTGATAGTTGCTTTTGGAATAGTAACATCAGTAATAAAATATGCGCTGATGTTTTGTAGTTCCAATATAAACTTATGTTCTCTTTTTGGCTCAAAGCCGGGAGTCCAAGGTGTTAGGGGGCTTGCCATGTTTTTACTTTCTCCTTACTTTATAAAATATATAGTTCCCTGACAAATTTATTTAGTCCTCAAAAGAAGCGCCAGTATTTGTGATGATGAAGTCAAGTGCAATAAATTCAATTGCTCTGGCTGGCTTCAAGTATACTTTAGCATATAGAGTATTTTGGTCAATCAAATCTGGTGTGGTTGTTGTTTGATCTAATAGGAACTTGTAATCAACCAAGCCGAATCTTGATTTCACATCAGCCAAGAAGGGTTCTGCTTGACCAATAAATCTATTCCAAGTGTCTTGGATGTTTTGCTCAAATAGAATTCTTGAAGCAATTTGAGAAATACCGCTCTTGACGTAAATCAATAGTCTGCGGACATTGATTCTATCGAGAGCACTTCTCTCAACCTGTAGAGTCTTTTGACCAAAGATCACAACGCCTTCATTGGGGAACGAAGCAATTGGATTGATGTTGATGTTATAAAGAGTATCTCTATCAGTTTGGAATAGCTTGAGAGCAGTATTGATTACTGGTAAGCCAGCAATACCACTTGATAAACCACCACGGTTGAAACCAGCAGGAGCAAACCAAGGAGCTTGAACTGCGTCTGTATAAGCCATTGCGCCGAAAGCAACAACTGAAGGTGGAACCCATACATTTGTGCCATTTACAGCATCTCTAATTTGTACCCATGGATAGTAGGCGCAGGCATAATTGCTATTATAAGCGCGAGTTGTCCATAAGGATACAGCATCGTTTACATTGCCCATATACGCAGTGCCCTTGGTTGGTACATCGGTTGTGTTTGTTTGGGTAAACCATTGCCATTCGGCTTCTGGATTGTAACCTTTAGGAACATCAACGATTGCCAAGGCATCTGCTCTTGTTTCTGTATTATTGATTAGACGGTTGTGCAATGATTGAATTGTTAAGCCGGGAACAGTAATTGCGTTGTATTGTGCAATTTCAGGGTTCTTTACAGTGTCAATTGCTCTTTGATATGAGAAAAATCTGTAATCATTTTGAGCAGTTGCATTTGTTGCAATCAAACCATTTCTTAGAGGATTTGACTCTATTATGTCAAAACCATCAGAACCATTATAGAAATATGAACAGAATTTATTTATACCAAGAGCCAACGGGGCTTTGTATGTTCCAGAAACAGTTGCTGCTTGTGGTAACGTGCTTGGTAAAGAGCCAGTTGCGGTCAAAGAAACGCCACTCGATCTTGCATTGTTAGCGTAAGATAAATCAGAATATGGGTTGCTATTAGACCCCAAGGTTGTGCTATATTTGACATTATCTAAAGTGATAATTGCAGAATAAGCAGTATTAGTATCATCGGGGTCATAAGAAGCCGCACCCGCTAACGCCGCATTCATTCTTAGAACATCAATCACAGAACCTGCAACAACGCCAGAATCAGAAACTGGTTGAGCGCCGAAATAGGCAAACTTTAGAGAACTCAAACCAGAGGTTGTAGTTCTATATAAAGGAATTGGATAGTCCCATTGTGAAGAAATGGCACCAGTTATTGCAACAGTTGCGGAAGCAGAAGCTGCTGCATATGTTTTGTCACCAAAGTATTTATTTCCAGCTAGTGTGCCTGCGCCACCGACATTCGCCGCAGATATAGTTGCGCTTTTGTAAACAACGGGGAAAGTTGTACCAAATGGAACATAATCGGATGTACCATTGATAAATTCGTCATTCATTTCAACGCGAACATATCTTGATTTGTTTTCATTGCTTCCATATTCAACTAATCTGCCGTTTGTTTCATCATAGTCTACATACTTATCACCTATTACTTTGGCAATAAATGAATCAGAATTAGCGTTTAGAGTACAACCACTAAATGATTCAACTACTTTCTTATTTGTATCTTGATCGAATAATAGTCTCAATTCTACATCAAATGTAGCATAAGGATTTACATTGATGTTGGTTGGAGCAGTAATGTTTGTAATGGCAATTTTTAGATTGTTTTGTATCCACTCGCCAGAGTTTAGAGCAGCAAATCTAAATAGCTTCTTTACTCTTCCGCTATTGAAGAAAGAGCCTGTTACTGTGCCATTTGCACCAGTTATTGTAAATGAGCTGGTATCGGCGCTGGTATCTTGGCTAATAATCCAACCAGATTTTGCTGGCTGATATGCAAACTTACGATTTGCAAAATTTGTAGTACCATCAGTCAATGGTAAAATTACAGCATAGTAATTTGTAGTTGAAGACCAACCAGCTGTATTTGTATTGTTAGTATATACGTCCTCAAAGGTTTCACCTAAGAAGTATGAAGTTCCACCAAACGCAGTAGACTTACCAACAAGAGTTGGATCGGTGTTGAATACTTTTCTAATATAATTTGGCTTTGTTTTATCTAAACTGAATTTATATGGTCCTAAAGCAGCGCCACTAGAACCAGACAAGTAAGCAGTAAATGTTCCATCGGTTGTAGATACAAAACCACAAGTGCCAGCTACATTGGCTGCCAAACCGGGGGTTGTCCCCACTAAAACAGGAACTCTGTCGGTAGAGCCATTGCCAGTACCACAATACCAAACCGCTGCCAAAGCACCAGTTACGGGGGCAGCACCAGAAGGGGCAACGAATAAACCATAAGCACCCTTGAAATTAGTAGTTGTTGGCGCATCAAAGCTCCAACCTGCTTTACCGTTCGTTGTAGCCGAATCAGACTGATCACCGAGTACTCTAACATAAGTCAATGCTTGACCATTTTTCAACCAAGCTTGTGCAGCATATGTACCATACATTGGAGAGGTTTTATTTCCATCTCTCCAAACATCGCCACCAACACCACCGGGAACTGGATTACCAAATGTGCTTGTAAATTCATCAAAAGAAGTAACTGTTACTGGTGTAAAAGCTGGACCTCTCTCTGCACGACCAATCACAACTGGTCCGATTGGAGCGGGGGCGTTTGGAATACGCGAACGATCAATTTCTTGAGTCACGATGCCGGGGGATACGAAACGATAATTTTTTGCTGACACTGCCATATTAGAAGATCTCCCTTTTATAGAAGCTTATTTGCTTTTATAAATAGTTTATTATTAGGCTAAATACTAGGGGCGAAAAGATTTGTTTTGAGGATTGCTGACAAATTCATTTGTTTCGTTTAGAACAACTCTTTCTCTTGGGAATCTAACAACAACAGCATTTTCTCTATACACATTTGTTGGAGTCTGCTGATTCTCACCTATAGTTGTTGTATACCCCATAACCTTGAACTTGAACTTGGCATCATATTTCTTTTCATCGTTTGCTTGATTAGAAGAATTTGACTTGAATTCACTCTCCGAATCATAAAACGTTTCATACTTGAAACCCTCATAATCAATCATAAAATAATTCCAACCAGATGAGTAGTTTATGAACGGCAACATCATTTCGTTCATTTGTTGCTGGTATTGTGAGCGAATTTTGACCTCATAATTCATTGTTGCATAAACTGGTAATGGAATTGAGATATATTGATACACAGTTCTTGGTGGGACATTTTTAGAATTTTGCTGACCATTTATTTGTTTTGATAAAGCATTAGTAAAGTTTCTTGATTTTTCAGCATTTATCTGTCTGGCAATTGTGACAACGCCTTTTTTATAATCGGGATATGGAAATTTATTTCCCGGTAAAGGTCTGTCGTTTGGTTTTGTTTTTGTTGTTGAGATTCTTTCTATGGATATAAGTGGATAAACCAAAGTCTGTGAATCAATCTCTCTAATCTCTTTTTCATTTTTTATATGAAAAGCTCTCTCGGCTGTTATCCAAATAATTGGAACTTTTTTGAAGCCTTCATTTGTTGTCGCAAATACATTTATTTTATCGTTGATAAAGTTATAAAAAGCCATATCAACTGTTTCAAGCGTTGAGGGTGTAAGTATATTAGCTTGCATTGAAAGTTCCCTTTCTTGCTAGAACGCATTTAGCAATGGTATCAAATGGAGGATAAGAATCACCATAAAGAACTGTTTTTTGATCTAATGAAACAATCTCAAAGAAATAGCCGTCGTATAGAACCATATCACCTTCTCTAACAAATAGGTCTTGATCTTCAGTGAGTCTTCTATATTGGAAGCGCACAGTTATTGATACCTTTTTATCTGGACCAAAATCTGTCATTTCAGTGATATAGTTTTCATAATCAACTAGAGCATAAACCCTAATTGGTGGTAAAAAGTTTTTTACAATTGCCTCACCATACAAAGGATGATAATTAGAAGTTGTTAGATCCAGCGGATAATAAAGAATTGGCTGTCCAACAACTCTTTCAAGAACTTCGTCGTTGACTTGTTTGACAAGATCTTTCTCTTTTTGCCCCGCAAAAAGCCTCGGTGGTCGAACATCTGGTCTTGTCCATTTGTTGTTTGCCATCTATTTTATCCTACAAATATGCCCAATGGAACACCATTGAGAGTTTTGTTTGTATCCTCAATCATCTTGGCTGTTGTTTCACCAATCTTTGCGTAAGTCAATTCATCAAGAATCTTCATAAGTTCATCACGCAAAGCTTGCTTTTCTTCTTTGGCTTGACCTAATAAATCTGAAGCATTCATTGTGATCTTGTCACCGGGAATTGGAATAACTCCTTGGAATTTACCACGAACTTGACCAAGCATTTCTTTACAAATTGCCAATGAATAACGACGAATCCAATGCTTACCAATCGAGTTGATACTTTCATATGGTATATTTGCAAATGGCAAAGTATTCATATTGTTTATACCAGATACACCATCAACTCTTGTTTCGTCTTCATCCCAGCCTTCTGGTGGAACATAAAACTCAAAGTAGAATTTTCCGGGGCTAAATGTATCTGGTGTTGGATATAAACGAATCATATTGTTTCTTATATCATAAGAATAATGGGAGATTCTGGTATTGATTGAATCCTCATACATTATGGCTTGAAGTTTATTTTGCCAAGTTGGAACAACCTCAAATGTTGTGTTATCTGAAAACATGCCGTAATTTGATAAGTTGCCAATAACATTGAGGGCACCATAATAACCAAAGAATCTCCAGATGTTGACTGCCGTCTTGTAATATACTTTTGTAACAATTGCTCTTTTATTACCAACAACGCTTGGATAAGAAGCCGACATTACACTTTGTAAATCATATTGTTGTTGACCATTGGTAATGTTAAAAGAGGCTGTATAAATTGTTGTTGTTCCGCCTATGCCAATACTTGTTTCTAAGCCTCTCGCAATTTTGCGAGCCATTTGTATTTGGAAATTGGGGTATTTTAGTTCAACGTGTGTATTCGTCAAACCAGCAGTTGTAACTTCGCCCAATTGATTGAAAGAGGCAGTTGTGTTGCCCAATAGGCTGGGTAATGAATTCTTTGCTTGGTGAAGGTTTACAAGATAAGAATACTCAAGAGTTGCTTCTTCATAAGAAGAATAAACCATTTCATTCTTCAATTCTATATCTAATATGTCACCACCGAGTCTTTGATATACAAATGCAACTTGAGCAGCAGCACCACTCAAGAAAGCAGCATTAGTCGTATAGACTCCCATTGGATATGTAAAAGATGCTGCATTTGCTGGAGTTGCAGAGGAAGATAAAGCAGATATGTTTGTATTGCTTACTGGAGTTAATAAAGGAAATGCTGACATTTATAGACCCTCAAGGTAAATAGTTTCTTTATTATAAAAATAGATAAGGCACCGAAGTTTCCCTCGGTGCCTCACCCATTACTCATTTACCCTGTAGACTAGCCTAATAGATCTTCGCAGATTACTAAACCGTACATATCGGGGCGCACCATCTTCTTGGCATAACGAGTCATTACGCCTTTACGTGGTACGAAGTCCTCGACACCAAAGATGGTGGGGGTAACTTGTAGTGGTACATAAGGAGCGTAGACATAGCCGCTCTCTAAGAACGCCTTGCCTCTACGACCGATTAGTACTACGTTACGTGGGAAATATGGATCAACATATACGTCCCACTTCTTGCTCATTGAGCCAACCTTTACGGCACCCACTGAATTACCTTTGAGTTCTTCAGCAGATACAGAAGCGCGGAAACCAGAGGTGAACTCTAGGATGTTAGCAACTTCTGGTGAGCAAACCATGAAGTTTGCACCACCGCGTAGTGTCTTACGGTGAATACGAGCAGAAACGTCGTTTAGAGTTTCTACAAGTGTTTCGTACCATTCGGACACGTTACCAGTGAAGTCTGGAGGAGCAACTGCTGAAGCAATTGATGCGCCAGTTTCACGGTTTACGAACTTACCGGGGCGACGTGACCAGTAAAGTGTACCAGCGGTGGCACCCTTAACTAGATCGTTTAGAATCTCTTGGTCGATTTCTAGAGCAATTTGCTCTGAGAGAATACCAGTCAATTCTACTTCTGCATCCAAGTTGTGATAAGCATTTAGATCTTGAGCTAGCTCAGGAGTCCATTTTGCTTTTAGTTTCTTGGTTTGAGCAGTTACAGCAATTGAATCCACCTTAATGTCGATCTCGGGGATTGTTGCATTTGCACCAGAGGATTGACCTAAGCCGGGACCAACAGAGCCAGAACCAGCGCCTTCAGCAGCTAGAAGCTCAGAAATTGAGAATCTAGTTGTATCAGCGGTGAACTTATCTTTGACTGCAAAAGTACATGCAGGAGTACCAGAAGTATTTACTGGATTGGCTGGTGTGGTACCAGCGCTTTTTACAGTTAGAATAACCTTGGTCTTGTCTGCACTGAGTCTTGTCAATCTTCTTACAACGCTGTGAGTTGTGCCAGCAGCTTGGTTTGTAATCAAACCATTAGAAGAAGAGGCAACATTGAGTGCGATCAAGTTGTTGGTGTCAAAAGGATTACCACCAGAACCAGTTAGGTTTGATAATGGAATGCTTACAACAGAATAGATTGTTCCGGAATTTAGAGCAGCTTCATCGGCATCATAACCTAGAATGGCAGAATATAAAACATCGCTTGCTGTAATAACAGCAAGTGTTCTATTTTGTAGTGATGTTGTATCACCACTACCAAAAAGGTCATCTGGGGTTGCAGCAGCAACAGTTGTTGCCGCAGAGCCAGTGGCGCTTGAGTAGCCGTTATTTAGAGCATAGAAGCTCGTTTCGGCATTAGCACCAGTTAGGCTTACACCGCCAGTGATTTGTTGACCAACAACGCCGCCACCGTATACTGAAGAAGCAGTTACAGCAGTAAACCCTGATTGAGTTCTAGCGCCAGTGTCAGCCGAGAAGGTAAAATCTAGGAAGAAGATTAGACCTGATGGTAATGACATTGGTTGTACAGAAACTAATTCATTTGCAATTAGACCGCCGAATACACGACGTACAATTGGAAATGCTACAGCGGCGAAACCTTCAACGTCACCAGCGGACATTGAAGAAGCTTCACGTAGTAGTTCTTTTGCTTGGTTCTCTAATAGAACCGACATTGTATTTTTTACTCTGTCGTCGCTCAAACCTTCAAGAAGACCAGTCTTTTCCCATTTCTTAATGAGATTGGCACCTTCTTTACGGAGATCGCGATCGACTATATCTCTTGTTAAACTTTCAACAATAGTAGCCATTTTGATTTACTCCTTAAAATAATGGTTATTTATTAATACCTGCTAGAATCTTCATTCTAGAAAGTGTTTCACTTACAGGATTTGCATCCTTATCTTCTTTTCTATTGGCTTTGATCAATAGAGAAGAAGAACGTTTTGATACAGCTTCGCTCAGTGATTTAGGTGCCCAAGAGGTGTTGTCCTCCACTGCGCTCTGAAGGGTTTCATAAACGATTTTTACTTTTTCTAATGAATCGGCAGTTGACAATGACTCGACAATCTTATTTTTCTGTCGCTCATTCAAGGAGGCATCTGTCAATACCTTATTAGAATATAGAAGTTTAGCGTTCATAAGCTGAACTTCTGCCAATTTACCTTTCATCGAGTGAAAGGATTCTTTGATTGAAGAGTGCTGTTTGTGAGCTTCAGCAATAAGTTTACCGGCTTCTGCAAGTTTCTTCTTCAATAATTCATTTTGTTCTTTTAGTTCTTTATTTTCTTTTTCTTTCTCTTGAACTTCATCATAGAGATTAGAAAGCATAAGAGTATGTGTATCTTCGGCTGTATTTGCGCCTAGCCCATAATCACGACCAGCGATATAGTTCTCGTTGTAATCAATCTTTAGAGCTTCGGCTATTTCAGCAGAAATGTCTCCCATTTCTTCTTCTTCTGGTTCTTCAGAGGACAAAGAAGCCAATAAACTATCACTCTCTGCACCTTCATCGGTGCCTAAATCATCCATAGAATCGTCAGCCGACATTAAATCCATGTCATCATCTGTTGAGATTTCTTCCTCTTCTTCGTACATAGGCATGGTTGTATCTTCCATGCCAGTCATTTCTTCTTCTAGCTCTTCTTCTTCGTGCATATAATCTGCACCACCTGCGTCTAAATCAGAAAGCATTTCTTGTAGTGCTTCTTCTGATATGTCAAAAGATTCTTGAAGATTTCTTTTGGTTGGACCTTTTTCTGGATTCAATTCATATTCTGTTAGAGAAGTTAGATCAATTTCAACTTCTTCATTTAGATCTGCATATTTTGTTTTACCAATTGTCATACCATCAAAAGCAGCATATTCCAATTGATTTGGAATCTTATCTTTGTCTGCTTTTGCTTTGGCTGGATCAACTGGTGGTGGAGATGGTGCAACAGTTCCCGGCATTGCTGGTGCAGCGGGCATCGCTGGCATTGCGCCTAAATCTTGCTCAAGAAGCTGCTCTAAATTGCTTTTTATTTCATTGGCATATTTCTCAATGATAAGTTGCTCCGCATTTTTAATGGCAGCCTCTTTTAATTCTTTGGCATCTAGAATAGCTTGTTCGATCAATGAACTCATGTACTAATCTCCACGTATAAAATAACATAATAAATAGTATGTTGTTTTTGTAAATTACATTGGTTCTTCTATAACTCTTTTGTAACCGTTTGTTTCAATCCAATCATCAAAAGATAAACTATCCAATAAAGTTGATATATAAATGACACAATTTGATGGTTGTATACTTCCCCACTGTACGCCGCCATAATATATCTGATTGTTTTTTTGTAATTTTATAGTAGCTTTAGAACAAAGTTCTGGATATTCATTATTATTGTCTCTTATAAAATAAGTTATTTCCATTATGCACCATATACTTTATCTAGTAGAGTTTTTATTGTTGCCGATTGATTTGCTGTAATAACTGCTGGAATAAAAATAGCTGTAAATAATGAAGCATCTACACAGCTTTGTAAAAATCCAAGCCTTGTTGCTCTGAAGGTGTCGCCAGCAAAAGAATTATCCCAATCAGCATTAGTAAAGAGATTTACAGCCAATGAAGCCGAATAAGAAGAAGGTGAAAAAGTAACATATGATTTATTTGAAGTTAAAAGAGTTGCACTGCCAGCTGGAAAAACAATTCCCATATTTGTTATATTTATGGTATTCATATTAGAATCATATATTCCCATAGATCCAGTTCTGTTTGGTAATATTCTTGATTCAAATACTCTATAATAATTAGTTTTAGGTAAAATGGTTGTTGCTGCGCTGCCAGCAAAACCTGAATATGCTCTATAGCCTAAATTTAATGCGACAGTTTTTGTTGCGAGTGCGATATTCGCATTACCAGCAGCAGCATTATAACTGCTAATTTTTGGCGTACCATAAATAACTTGTGATGGGGCTGCTGGCTCAATCCAATAAGATGATATATAATCTTCGCCTGATACAGCATAAGATGTATGTACACCATAAATTATATAAGTGTGTGTCGCCGAATTCACCGTTGTGGCTGATTGAGCTAAAGAATCATCTACGACAGATCTAACTCCATTATACTTTCCTAATTGCTTACTTGAATCAAAGGTTGGCATACTTGCCAAAGTAGATTGAGTTAGATGACAATTTGCCGTTGGATTGGTTATTGAATCCCAACGACTAACAACGGTTGTCGAGCCGCTTATTATTGTAGTTATTGAACTTGGAACAGCAGTTGTGAATACTTGTATATTTGTATTGCCAAGAATTGATTGTAATGCGGTTTCAAGATTACCGTAAGAATCAATTGCTATTGATTTACCAACAGAAGGAGATAATTTATTAAATCCACCAAATCCACTTCTCATACATTATCCCACTCCAGCAGAACCAGACCAGTTATTACCAGTGGAAACAAAAGAGGGAATACCTCTTGGGATTGGAGTCAAACCGGCAATAACAGATGCTGATGTTTGTGATGTTGAATTAGAGATTAAAAATATGTCTTCAACTCTCCATTCTCCAGTATATGATTCGCCATTGTCTAATAAGAAGAAATTAGTGCCTGATCCTGAAATACCAAGCACACTGAACCCCACTCTCATATTGACGTTGGTTCCAGTATTTTCATTTACCACGGTCACAAATTTTGTCACATAAGGAAATTGAATTTTCAATGGAGCAGCTGAATTTACTGGTACAGTCAAGCTAGAAGTTGCAAACGGAATTGCACTCATTTGGTAAGAGCCAACGCTGGATAAACCGGGTTGGTGCATCAACATGCCTGTATCATTTTGAAATACTTTTCCGGGCATTTTACTTTTTCTCCGTTCTGTTATCTAAAGCAAGTCTTTGCATATTTAGTTTTTGCATGACTTTCTTTCTTCTTTTGCGCTTTCTAGCGTTTGTAATTGAAGGTTTCTCAAAGAAATCTTTTCTGCGATAATCTTCAATGATTTTTTCGTTTTTGACTTTCTTCATAAACTTCTTGATCATACGATTTGTATCGCCATGACACTCTGCCAAACTAACTTGTACATGACCTTTCTTCATAAAAACCTCTTCTTATAAATAGACTAATCTTTCAATTCATTTACTTTTTGTAAAATTTTTCCCCACTTGCCCATACCGGGAATGTTTCCTAAATTTATACCACCAGTATTGCCGGGATCTAATACTTCAATTGCGCTTGGGGTGCTTCTTTGAGATGGGGCGGGTGGTTCATCAATTGGCTGAACTCCCTCAAAAATGTTCACGCCACCGTATGCTTGTTTGCCAACAGCATCCATTAGCTTCTTTTTGTGCTCATAAAGTTTATTATGAGCTTCAGCTGATTTCTTTCTAATGAATTCTTGTTCATTTTCCTGATATGATTGTTTTGCAACTTGTTTGTTTTCTGTTACAACTTGTGCAGGAGAGCCTTGCACTTCGCTTATAATAGAAGAAAGAACGCCTTTCTCAAAGATTAGCTCTTTCAGGCACTCTTCAATAACGGGCTTCAGTACTTTTTTGAGTTCTTCTTTTTTCATTTTATTACTTTATTATACTGTTTAGTATTCTATTGATTCTATCTGCTTTTGTGAAAAGATTGGGTTGCATACCTTCTTTCAACATGAAGGCACCAGTTGTTGATGGTTCAGATACAAGATCAAAGCAGACCAATTGAAAGTCTTCTTGAACCATTGTCTTACCATTTTGTTGTTTTGTTGAACCAAGACCTCTAGAAGAAATTCCTAGCTTTACGCCACCTTTTAGAAGTTCTTTTGCAACTTTCCCTGCTGGAGTATCAAGAACTCTAATTTTACCTACAACATCTCTACCACGCATCTCAATGTATGTAACCATATGGGAGGCATTTTTTAGCTCAATTACGGGCGAGTCTGGGTGGTCTAATTCGCCAAGAGCACGGCTGTCTCTTACAAGTTTCTTGTAATTTTCAACTTCTCTTTCTAATATATCAAGAGGATAGATACGACCATTGCCATTTTCGGCGTCAGCTCTTTGCATTACACCAGCAAGAATAAATTCTTCGCCTTCATTAACTTTTTGCTTTTCAGCTTCAGTCAATAGTGAAGAATCATTTGATAGTTCTAGAAACTCTGTTAGTACAAATTTCTCTGACATGTTATAATCCTAGACCTTTTAATTTTGCTCTTGCTTGATCAGCTGGCATTGAATTTAGTTTTTGTAATGCGGTGCTGATTTCTGCTCCTACTTGTCTATTGGTCAATTCAGTTGAAGAAACTTGTTCTTCTAATTCATCTTCCTCAAGAAGACTTTCGTTTTCTTGTTGTTCCTCTTCATCTAATTCATAAAATCTAGAAACTTCTTCTTGGATTATTTGTCTCAAACGAGCAACAGGAATTTTTATCTTGTTATTCATAGTCAGCACCCGCCCTTGCAATTAGTTGGTGGTCTTTTCATCCACTTTTGTACCCAAAGATTGAAACCTTTTTTTCTTATATTCATTTGTTTATCCTCAATCCATTATCATCTATGAGTTTGTCTAAAATATAACTAGTTCCAGAACTAATACATGCCATAAAAAACATGTCTATAAAACTGAAATCAAAAGTAAATAGTTTGCTAAAAACTGAAAATAGATATACAAAAAGTCCGACATGGAATCCCATGCACATTGAACAGTGAAACAATAAGCCTAGTCCATTATAACTTTCTGCTTTTGGTCTTATGTTATCAAAAATCTTACCATAACAAATTATCTGCGTAAGACCATAGCAGATCAGAATAAAATATAATAATTGCATTAGAACCTGTATAACAAGTTGTATGGTTTGTAATTTGGATCGATTGCGCCCTTCTTTTTGGCTTGAGGAACTTCGCCTAATTCAGTAGAGTCATCATCATCTGGATTTGTATAAAGTTGTTCGACCTCTTCTTCGTATTCTCTTTCAGTCATGGAATTTTCTGTTTCTTCTTCGAGAAACTTCTTTGTTAATAATAATATAACTTGTAAAACATCCAACTCTTCGTTGGTTGGATAATATGTTTCTAAAGAGTTATAAACAACGCCGCCTCTAGTCGAACCTAAAACGGTTGCACCTCTGCTTTCAAGAAAGTCAAAGAAACGCTTTTGCACTGGATAAGTGTCGTGATAATAGCTTTTCTTTGGCATTGAGATTATTTTATTTTTTGTTGGCATGATAACAATGTCTATGTTTGGATGATCATAGACCATGATGTTGCCATCTAAGGTTTTTCTGGCGTTTAGTTTTATAGAAAAGAAATACCCATTAAGTATAAGTTTTATACCTTTTCCACCATCAGCAACTGGTGCATCCGGCTGGATAGGGTTTAGCCCCAAAGAATCTGGTGGCATTTTTGTTGCCTCTATTTCTTTATTACCGACAACAATCTCTATAGCCATTAGCCTAGTTCCTTTTCTAGTTCTTGAAGTTTCAATACCAAAGAAACTTCTTCTTCATCTATTTCGCTTTTTAATGTTTCTTCAATCAATAATAAAGTCTTTTGAGCTTTTTGTTTCATTATATTATCTTCAGCAAATTCTTTTATTGTAAGAGACGAAGATAATTTATTCTTTATTCTTGATAACTCTTCTGAAACAAACAAGCGTAAATCTGCTTCCGTTTCTTCGCTCTTTACAAGAAACTTGGAAATTAGTTTCTTTTGATTTTCATTGAGTTTATCATATTTTTTATTGAAAGACTTTATGGCTGTTTTCATAACAAGATCGTTTATCTTTAGCTTTTCTTCTTTCTTTTCAACAATTAGTTTCTTAGAGCAAAGATCATCGAGAATTTTTCTTTCAAGCATTATTCTATTTGGAATAGAAACTTCTTTTGAGAAGATTTGTTGGATTGTGGCAATACTTTTATAGTTCGGAACAAAATTAGAAAATACTGAAGGAGATAGTTTTTTGTTTACGGCAGCAATCAACTGGCTTTGTTCGTCATATATTTCTTGCGGGCTAGCGAAACCAACACCAAAAAATGTTCTTTTAGCTTCATAAAGTAATCTTTCGGCATCTTCTGGAGAAAGATTGGTTGTTTCATAAAGTGCTTTATAAACTTTTAGCTCTTTACCAAGCGGAGAATCAGCATGAAAATACTTCTTCATCAAATCAATTGTGATTTGCTTTCTGTTATCATCTTTTTTCATGGCGCTCTTTACAAGCTCTCTTACAAGAGCTTCATACAAAAAGGCACTATTTCTTCTTTTATTATGCTTGAATTTCATCTAATAAACTCCGCTACTATAAATAGTGTATCCTAATCTTCGGGATCTACTTTTTTAGAAATCTCTTTCACTTCTTGATTTATTTTATTCATGCGTTGTTCTAACAGCATATATAATGTTTCTCTAGAATCAGATTCCATTAAACCTCTTGCCACTCTTCTCTCTTCAGAAGCGCTTGGGTTCATGGCTCTGCTGGAAGTTTCAATTTTGCCACCAGCGCTTGACATGTTTTTCTTTCTTGGACCAGAACCACCTCTTTGATCATTTTTTACTGGTGTGTATATTTTACCTTTTGAGGCTGTGGTTGTTGTTTGACCTTTACTATTTTCATATTTGACACCTGAATCAAAATTCATTATGGCATCCCAATTATAACCTCTTCTGCCTGCTGGAGTTATTAGAAGTGGCGATTCTTCGCCGCCGCCTGCTGGAGCGGCTGGAGCTTCTGGTGCCTCTGGAGCTTCTGGGGCTGCTGGGGCTTCTGTTTCGCCTGCTGGTGGGGTTCCCTCTGGTGTTGGACCCGCTGGAGTTTCTGCGGGTACTTCGCCCTCACCGCCAAGTTCGCCTAGACCACCTAAACCACCTAATGTGCCGCCAGCGCCAGTTGAGGCTGCACCGGGAACTTCGCCTTCGCCTGCACCTGATTCACCTTCTAATGCAGCATTTATCTTCTTATCATAGAACTTATCATAAATATTTCTGACAAATTCTTCTTCAGTAAGATTGAGAACGTGTTTAGCTGACCATCTGCTGCTAAATCCAGCTTCTTTGGCGGCATTGTTTGTCTCAAATTTGACTTTCCAGAATTCAAGCTCTTGCATTTGTGCAATCTTGGATGGATTGTTTAGTTCAAGCTTGAAAGATAAAATGTCCTCGCCTCTATAGCCAAGAACATATAGGTGAATCATTGCGATCTTTTCTAATTCAGCAACAATTGCCCTTTGGAGGCGCAAAACTGTTCTAGCAAATCTAACATCTAATTGAGAAAGATTCGTTTTTGCATCGCCACCTTCACCTCTTGTAAGATAAGATTTAGGAATCTTGATTGCGGCATATAGGTTTTCTTTTAGATAATTAATGTCATCAACGTTCATTGCGTTTGATTGACCAGCAACACTTGAAATGTCAGACAAAGAACCAGCACGAACTGGAATATAATAATCTTCTTCCACGCTCATTGGGTTATAACGCAAATCAACACGACCTGTATCTGGATCGACAACTTGATGGCGTTTTAGTTGAGTAATAACTTTTTGCATGTATTGTTCAACATCTTCCGGAGGAATACCAGAAACGTCAATCTTGAACAATCTTCTGTCTGGAGCACGAATAATACGGAAGCTCATCATTGCGTCTTCCATCATGGACAACTGACGCCAAATTCTTCTAGCAGGATCAAGGACAGAAGTGCCATAAGGAGCAAACTTATCATTACCAAGAATTCTGAAGTGAGCCATTTGCCAATTCTCAAATGTCATACCACCAGAGTTCCATTGAAATTGAACATAATTTGGATTTGTTTCGTCCTCACCTTCTAATCTTTCAATTTCTTCAGGAGGCAAACCAATTACAGATTTTATGCCTACGGTTTCATCAACATCTAAATAAAGAAAGAAATCGCCGTATTTGCACATTGTTCTGCACCAACCGAATAGATTGGAATCAATGTTCAGAACATCATGGAACAAGATTTTAATAATTTCTTTTATTTCATCGTTTGGACATTTTATATTCAACAATGGCGACAATTCACTGTGAGTCGTCATTTCGTCTGCATAAACATCTAGTGCAGAGGCAAGTATTGGGTAAAATTCCATTTGATCAAAATCACTATATCTTTCACCACGGTTTTGATTTGCCATGAGATTTGTTCTCATTGCATCAAAAGGATTATAAGTTGTCTTTCGCAACTCAAATCCAGCCATTGAATTGAATTTAGAAGCAAATTTATCTAATTGGTTTCTTCTAAATGCTCTTTGGTATTGTTGGTTATAATTTACAATTGGACCCGAAAAAAGCTTTGTAAGCTTCTTGAATAAAGGCGAAAGACTATTTTTAGTATTATTATCACCAGCTATATTTCTTGCCATTTTTTTACGCCTTTATAATCCAAGAGTGTTGTTGGTACTCTAAGTACTTATTCATCAGATCAGTTTTTGGCTGTCTATATCCTTGCATACCTGCAATTTTTGTATTTATAAAAGAAGAACCAACTGAAATTGAGTTTATCATTGCAGTTCTATATTGTAAATCTTTTATGCCTGTTTGTATAGCAGTATCTCTTATCCAACATGCGATAGCGCAAGGCATAACCAAGTCGTCATTATAGCTTCTTTGCGCTTCTGCTCTGCCGTGATTCCAAATAAATGTTGTCAATTCGTTCATCAATCTTTTTGAGTTTATTTTTAGATAATTGTTTCTAATAAATTCCTCAAATTTTGCAATAATGAGCGGTCTTGTTTTCATTGAAACATAGACGCCGGGGGAATTGATTGATAATCCTTCCGCTGTCATTTGGTCTATAAATTCAAAATTTTTATTTGAGTAGAATATATTAGGATAACCAAGTTCCTTTATTTTATTGGCTACGCCAACGCCAAATGAATTGTTTTCTACAACTGCCAAACAAGAACCATATTCTCTACCACAATCATTTATTAGTCTAGAAAATTCATCTAGTGGAAGTTTGCCTTGGTATTCAGCAACTTGCTCCATTGACTCTATATCAAATATATGGAAAGTTGAATAGTCTGTTCCGTCACCTCGGGCAACGTCTGCTACTAACATATATTTTTTGCTGGGATCGTAGTTTTCCCAAATCCAGAAGTTTCTATCAAAACCTGTTTTATATTTTGGTTCTTTGGTAAGTTTTTCTAATCTTTCCAAATCTCTGCCAGATACAACCGTTCCACCAGATGCGTTGAAAGAACACTCAAGTTCTTGAGCAATTTGACGTTCTGGCATGTTTTTGGTTTCTTTCTCAAACCATGCTTGATCTCTGTCGGGATGAACATTCCAAAATAGTTTTACTGGATAGAAATCGTTCTTTCCAGATTCTGCATCTGTATAAGTTTTATGGAACCAGTTACCAACGCCATACGGTGTTGAAATGGCAATACAACGACCACCAGTAGAAAGCGTTGGATACATAGCAGCCCACATTTCATCCATGTTTTCAATGTGTGCAGCTTCGTCAACGATTAGCAAAGAAAGAGCTTCAGAACGACCAGCATCGCCAGAAGTAGAAGAAGCCTTTACCCATGAGCCATTTTCTAACTCAAATGAATTCTTATTGTCAAATTTTATCTTTGATACAGCCAACCAAGGTGGCAAGTTCTTTATAATAGATTTTACTTTTCTAACCAAGTTGGCAGCAGTTGCCAATTTTGTTGCAACAACAAGAATACTTTTTTCTCTATAAAAAAGCATCATCCAAGCAACATAAGCTGCTGTTGTGGTTGAAAGACCAAGCTGACGACCTTTGTTGACAACAACGAAACGATGAGATACGAAATCTCTTACAACTTGTTGTTGAAAGGGATACAGGTTGAATTGGATGGTGCCTTTTATTGGGTGTGAAATACGTGCAAAATTACTAATGAAGTAAACTGGATCTTTACCGCAGCGAACAATCTCTCTCTTTATATCTTCTTTGGTAAAAATTGTATCCATTAATCTTCATCTGTTTTCTTTCTTGTATCATTTGATGGTCTTTTACCACCAAGCCCGCCTAATTCGTTGTGAGACTTTACATCTTTTCTATCATCTCTTTTACCGGGCATTTCATCCATATCTTTTATAGAGCCGATCTTGAATTTAGCAACTGCTCTAACCGTGGTGCGAATTCTTGATACTGGCTCGATCAAAATGTCTGTCTCGCCTTCTTGAGTAAGGGAGACTGAACCTTTGGCATGATTCTTATAATCTTTCTTGATAAAATTTATAATGTCTTTTATGTGACCTTCGATCTCATTTTCGTACTTTTCAATGCCCATCTTGTGTATATCAGAGAGAAGGCATTCAGTATGATAGGTTAGGATCATGTGTTGACCGCCAAACTTTACCTTGAAGCCATCAATGCATCTTTTGTCAAGAAGAGGGTTTCCTTCTTCTCTGGAAAGACCAGCTTTTACTGGTTCGCCATCTTTATCATGAGCACCATCATATACAGAGGCAGCTTGTGATAGCGCTTTTACTATATCATAAGTGGTTACGGAGTTTTCTTTTTCAGCCATTTTTCTTCTCTGCCTTCAATGTAAATTACATAACACTTGAAACAAGTCTCAAATTTGTTTATGTATAAGTCGTCCTTGGAATCAAAAGAGTATTTTTCGCATTGCGAGCATGTTCTTTGATTCGCTTTCATAAATAGTTTCTTTTTGATAAAAAAACCATCTGATTGAATAGTTGTATATTCTGGTGGTTTTTCTGTCTCTTCTTTGAGTTGTTCAATATACGCCTTCTCTTTTTCTTCATCCCAGAAGTAAGAAGGATTTCTCGTAGCAATCTCGCCATATTTATTTTCTATGGCTTTTTCTAATTTTGGTACGAAGTTTGGGTCTTTGTTTTTCATTTTTCTCAAAAATTTGGTAGTTCATTAGATATGCAGCACCATCTGGCACATTATCATATGGCACTTCTTTTACAGAAATTGTAGCATGTTTTGTATCACATTGTTCATCATCGCTTGGCTCATCTTCTGTATAAGAAAGAGGAAGTGGATATGCGTATGATACGCCCATTGCTTTACACATTTCTATCAGAATCTCTAGTTTCATTTATATACAAAAATCCCCTGCAAGTAAATAGTAACTTGCAGGGGATTCAATCTATTTCTAGATTATTTGCCTTTCTTGCCGCCGCCGAGTGGCTTGAGCTTGCCGCCTGATTTCTCATTTGGACCGGGATTCTTTACTGGAATTTTGCTTGGTTTAGTAGCCATATTGTCATCACCTCCTTTGTGTATATTATATAGTTTTTATTTCATTTCTTTAGCTTTTTTTGTAGCAGTTGCATACATTACTTCTTCACCACGACCGGGGTATCTTTTCTCAAAATCTGACTTCTTGTCTTTCATGCCTTTTACAATTTTTTCTTTTTCTTTCTTTTCAGCTTTAGAAAGATGTTGTGCTTCTTCTTCATCTAGTTGACCAGCTTTCTTTTTTTGTGCGGCTGCAATAACATCACCTCTAGTAATTTTATCCTCTGGTGGACGCATCGCTGCTAGTTTCTTTTCTCTTGCTGTTAGTTCTTTTTCTTCCGCTAGGGCTTTTTGTAGTTCTTCTTTTATTATTTGTTTGAGTTCACTTATCTTCATTTTTTTCTTCCTTTGATTTTACTGGTGTAGGTTCGGGCATTTTAACTTCAATTGCGTCTTGCGCTGGGGAGACAGTAAGTGTATCTGATTTTGGAGTTCCCGGTGGATCGTCTTCTTCATCAATCTTCTGTAGCATTATCTGATCTCTTTGTGAATTATTAAACCAAAAGTCAATAACTCTGTTATAAGAACCAATAAAAGCGCCAAGAATAAGCAATAAAATCTCTTTCCACTCTTGAGCCATATCAGCTTTTACCATAATAGAAAGCACAATACCGCAGAGAATAGCAAGTAAAGTAATCATTGTGATAAATGTGATATACCATCTCACACTCATCATTTTTTGGAAGATTACATTAAAACGATTTTGTTTATCTTCTGGGACTTGCACTTGACCCTCTTTCTTTATTGCGTCTGAAATTGTTTCTTTGATTCCCATACATTAGCACTCCTATAAGTTCTTTACTAAATAGACTGTTGTAAGACTAATTGCTATTCCTGCTGCCGCACCAAGCCCAAGCCATAAGCCTCTATTTGGTGGAGCCATATCAGCAATAATTTTATTTAGCCTTGTTATTTCTTCATCTTTTCCTTTGAGAACAACGTCGTTTGTTTTGACTAAAACATCTTTTTCGTTGATACAAGTTTCATTTAGAAACTTTTTCTCTGCCTCGCATTTTTCAATTAATAACTTTTTCTCAAGTTCATATTTCTCAATAATGGTTTGTTTATCAACTTCTATCTTAGCAAATGCTGCGGCATCAAAAAGAAAGCCTGTAAATGGAGCTTTCTGGCTTTCTCTAATTGAAGCAACTTTGCCGTTATCTGCGAACGCTGATAGAGGAAACAAGAAACATAATATAAATGCTATTATTTTATTCATGGTTCTTCCTCGGGAACAACGACAACATCAAAACCAAACTTATGAGCCATTTCATGAACAGCAACTTCTGGATCATCAGTAAGCTGCTTTGTAAGTTCTTTTACTTTTAGTTTTTTCAACTCTTCAAGTTCAGATACTTTTTCATCAAATTGCTGTTGTAGGTTCTCTAAAGTTTGTTGATGTTGTAAAGCCAACTCTTTTTGTTTTGATAAAGCTTCTTCATTAATCTTATTTATCTCTTTTATTTGAGAATCAAAAGACTTTCTTTGATCTTCCATTTGCTTTATATATTGTTGCTTTACTTCCTCTGTATTGCTTTCATCAAATTTACCTTTGATCCATAAAGCAGCGGATAATACAACAACAAACACAAGCAAAGTAGCCCAATTGTTTTTTAGCCAGTTAGTCATGATTTACCCTTTATTTCTGCAGTTGGAAATAAGTTTCAATTGCTTGCTTCGCCATGTTGAGAAGTTTTTCTCCCTGTGGGGTTGGCACATACGCGCCACGATCTGCCCCGCCGCCAGTTGGTGTTGTTTTTTTTGCTTGTTCTGTAAGATTGATTGCGGCTCTAAAGCATCTTGCTTTTGATAATTGTGCTTCTGCTGGCTGAAGAGAGCTTGTATCATCATTTACACTTCTATAGCCGGGACGAATAGGATCGCCTTTTACGCAAGGATGATTTGCGGTAGAACCTCCTACTTCCTCTTTCAATAATACTTTTAATTCTTCCATGATTAATTTTTTTAATAACTTGTTATCCATATTTTTACTCCTTAGAACCAGTTTACGCCGTAAACATTGTCTTTTACTTCGTTCCAATAAACGAACTTTTGAGCCTCATTTAGAGAATAAACTTTTAATAGTTCTTCACCGAACTTGCTTTGACCCTTTGTAAGAGCCTTGTTGTATTGGAAGTGCCACCACTCGGCTCCACCATAAGCACCACCCTCAAAGAAGGACTTGCGAGCTGAAATGCTGTAGAAGCCATGTTTTTCAGCAACTTCGGTAAAGTTGAAAGCTTTTACTTTTATTTTGGTTGTTTTTAGTTGTGTCTTGCCTTTTACAGTTGAGCAAGTTACAACATCTAATTCTACTTCTGAGGCTTTGTCTGATTTACACCAAACAGTCCATTTGCGGCTATCTGGAACTCTCACACATAAGAAAGGATCTCTTTCTGTGCTTTGCATACCAGTTGCTAATGACATATCAAAAGCTAAACCTGTATAATGCATTGAGGTTTTTGATCTTGCTGGACCGGCACCAGAGCTTAGAGCACGACGACCACCAGCAGAAGTTACAACGCCACCGAGAGCATTTACTTCGGCTTTTAGTTCTTTATATGCTGCCGCAGCATCAGTTCTCAAAATTGTTGAGCCATAGCCGTCTTTGCCGGGATATTTATCAGCAGGGCAAGTGACCCAACCCATTTTTACATTTACTTCTTGAATAACTGCTGGGGCTTCTTCTGGTTGATCATCAAATTCAGCGCCTTCTTTGCCAGCAGCTTTTAGGGCAGCATCAATTGCTTGTAATGTTTTTGGACCAACAACGCCATCGGCACCAAGTCCTTTTTTACCTTGAAAATCTTTTACAGCAGCTTCGGTGTTCTTACCAAAAGCACCATCAACATTTCCTAGTTCATATCCTAGATCTTCCAAGTTTTGCTGTAGAGCAGCAACTAATGGACCTGTCATACCTCTTTTTATTAGCATTGTTTATCCTCCGTTTGTACTATAAGTAGTTTGCTTATTGTAGTTTTGCCTTAGCTGTTATTGAGCCAACAGAAGGACTTACCTTTTTATCTTCTGTGATGAGGTTTATCTCTATCTGAAGCATTATTCCAATAATGTTTTTCTGTGATAAATCAACTGGCATTTGCGCCATATCTGTCAAATCCATAATGTCTATCCAGTTTCCATTATCTAATTGATCTTTTGTATCGCCCGCACGAACACGAATATGGACTTTTGTGGCAGGGGGCAACATAGCTTCGACATTTAGTTCTTGCCATACAGCCTTTGGCTTCATCTGCGAAATGGGATTACCATTTCCACCAGCGAAGAAGGTTGTTGTAAATAAGCCCTTTGGAGCGGTAAAATAATTGAGTGTATATCCAGTCATGTCTGAATATGTGTATGGACCGCTTCCTATTTTTCTAGAGCCTAATAATGGTCCTATTTGTTGCCCTGTCTTGCCGGGTTCAATTTTATCAACGGAGTTTCCGCCAAGATTCACACCCCAAACATAACCATCAAAATCAACAGCACAACCATGCGGAGCGCCACCACTATTCACAGTTCCAAGTTGAGCACAATTTTCACCATCAACTTTTCCAATACCGCTTCCATCTTTTGCTAGCCAAACCATGCCGTCGTTTGCCGTAGCAATACCAGCACAACCTATATTACATTTCATCCAGCTTCCATCTGCTGGATTATAGCGAGCCAAACTTCCTCCAACCCAAATACGACCTTTACCATCAACATTGATTCCATAAGCACTAATTCCATTTGCCCCATATGAGGAAGCTTTTGCCCATTGACCGCTGGTTGGATTGTAGGACATTAGCCAACCGCAGCCATTACCTTGACCCCATAGAGTTCCTTTTTGATCAACAACTAGACCATAAGTCGGGCATTGCCAATCAATTATTTTTATCGTTGCCCCTGTTTTTCCATCAACATAGGCAACTTTGGCTTCATTCCAATAACCAATATAAACATTATTGAACTTATCAACTGCCGCACCTCTTGAGCCGGGATAAGAGGATTGATTGCCTAATGGCTGAACGATAAATTGGATACATTCATCATTATTCGCCATTTCATTACCAGATATATTGCCATCACCATTTAGATCTTCGCTTGTCTCAATAACACCATTTCCATTTTTATCAATACAGTTCTTTTTATCCGCAATAATTTTTGCTACCTTACCATCACCACGACAGGCAGCAAATACATTTCCATCAAGATCTACAGATGTTCTTGAGGGATTATTACATACTTGATAACGACCAGATTCTTTTATTGTCTTACAATCAACTTTTGATACAGTATTTTCACTTGAATTAGAAGCCCACAAGAACTTGAGCTTCAATGAGATTTGGCTTGAATCAATCTTTATAAAGCCTGTATTTGGATCAATACCGACACCAGAAGAGTTCTCGGAGTTGAGAATAATAGGTTCATTGACTCCGACTGATTGTTTTACGCAAGTAAGATCACAAGTTCCGCAAGAAGATTTTACGCCTTCGTCGATTTGACCATCACAGTCATTATCAATGTTATCACAAACTTCTGGTGAAGGTGTTATCTCACCAATACAAACTTGCCAAATACCAGATTTGCAAGCTTGCGTTCCTGCTTTACATTGACCAACGGCTTTTGTTGTTGGATCTGCTGAATAGCATGGAGCGGATTTACCAGAGCAAATACAGCCGGGATAATTGCCTTTTTTACAGTCTGGGCAATACGTTGTGAAATTTGGATTGGCATCATCGCAGTCGCTGCCCTTAGAGCAATTTTCACCATATCCATCACCATCTTCATCGACGCAAATTGGTTTGGTATCTTTTATAGTGTCTATTTGTTCTACTACATCTGTCTGTGAATCTTCTGTTATATCTTGTTGTATGTCCTCAACTATATCCTGTATATCTTCAGACGATACAGTATCAAAAGTTTGTTCTTTGGTATCTTCTTCGGCGTCTTTTTCCGTTTGAGTTCCGGCATCAAATATAAAACTACCGCCAATAGATAAAGAAGATTGAGTTGTTGGATCGGCGTTAGAACAAGCCACCAACAATAATAATAAAGATAATTTTTTCATTTTGCCCTACTTTGGAACGACTTCGATTCTTATTTCCTTGCCTTTTAGACCGGGAACTACCAATACCTCTTTTTTCTTCGCTCCATGATTAGTAAACCAAGTGTATAATATTTCTGCTTTCTTTTTAGCATTATTTCCTCTGCTGTGATTGACTTTGATAACAGAGGCAACACTATTATGAATTTTTACAATATTCTCTAAAAAGCCAATAGATTCTGGTGATAGTTCATTTCCATCAAATTTTAGAACTAATGGCTTTGGTTTTTCGACAGGCTGAACTGGCGTTGGAGGTTCTGGCAATTTTACTGGCGTTATTTCTTTTGGTGGCTCAACGACGATTGGAGCTACAACAATAATAGGTGGAGCGGCAACTGGTGTAATAACTTCTGGTAATTTTACGGGAGTTATTTCTTTAGGAGGTTCAACAATAGCCTCTACAACTTTCACAACCTCAATCTTTTTCTTTGGTCTAAATACATTTTCAATACCAATAACCAAAGCAAATGAATTTACAAAAACATTCTTCGCCTCAGTTGATGGAGTTATGATTAGCTGTGGCTCAAAATAAAATCTTGCGGAATCCATAACCTCTGAACCAACCTTCACAGAAGTTATAAAACCTGTATCAAAATCAATCTTTATATCATATTCAGTAGTAAGTGAGTTTAGAATAAAACCGGATTTTAGAGCCAAACTAAAGCCGTTATCATTATATTGTAAATTACCAGCAGCGATAAGACTTTGAGTTTGTAAATTGTCTTGTTGTGGCGCAGATAACCAAGAATAAGTTATTGTTAAATCTGGACCAAATAATAGGGAAGGGCTGACATTGAACAGAAATGAACCGTTCAGTGCCAACCCAGCCGAACTCTCTGGTTTTAGACCTTCATCTTTAGAAAGAGCACCAAGCTGATCCTTTTCATTAAATCTTCTCGCATAAGCACCAACGCCTATAGTTGATTCCCAAGCGTCAGCAACTTTTGGAATAAATAATAATAAAAGTATCAGCAGCTTTTTCATGATTATAGATCCTTACAAATTAATTCTTGACCAGTGCAATCTGGTGAAGGTGTAGCACAATACAAAGTCAAAGCATCTTGACCACAACCAGCTCTCGTCTCAAAATAACGAGCGATTGTTCCAGCGGCACAAGCAACAACTTGTGCTTGGGTGCCGGGACCAGTGGTTCCATTAACAGTTAGAGTTTGTGTCTCTCCTGTTGATTTACCATTAATTCCCAACTTACCACAAACAAGCTTAACATTATTGAACAATGTTGAACCCGCTTTTGTTCCTTCAATACCAACCACAGCCCAGCCATTTGGACAAACAACAAGCGGAGTTGGAGTTGATGGATCCCAACCAAAGCAGCCAGAACCACCGTTCTTTTGTGTTGTTGTCTGAACAGTTGAAACTGTGCTGTCTTGTGCTACAGAAACTTTACCACAAACGACAGTTGTTTTTGTTGCATTCTTTTGACCATTACTGAAATCAAAACCGATACCAATAATTACATCAGTAGCGTTGCAACCCATCTTTGGTCCAACTTGCCCACCCATGCCGCCTAACATGCCTGCATTTGTTTCTGAGGCGTATGAGAAGCTAGGTGAAGCACAGCCAAATCCGCTTACGCAAGCACAAGCGCCATTTTGGCAAATACCTTCAGCACACTTTGTCCCATCAGCAGCATTTACAGCTTTGCATCCATTTACAGGATCGCAAGAATCAACCGTGCATATATTTGCATCATCGCAAACTTTTGGAAGACCAGCGACACAAACACCAGCTTCACACTTATCATCTACGCTACAAACATTATTATCACTGCAAACATTTTGATTATTATCAAAATAACAGCCCGTTTCTGGCTTACATAAGTCAGTTGTGCAATCATTTGTGTCTGCACAATTTAGCGGAGCACCAGATTTACAAACTTTATCGGCACATTTATCATCTGAGGTGCAAGCATCATTATCGGTGCAAGTTACTTCATTTGGTAAAAATACACAACCAGCTACAGGATCACAAGAATCGTTTGTGCAAATGTTACTATCATCACAAATAGCAGCTGATTTTGATTTGCAAGACATACCTTCACAGGCATCGTCTAAAGAGCAAACATTGTCATCAGTGCAAGTTGCTTGATTTGGTAAATGCTTGCAAACATGCATTTCGCTTTTACCAATAGATTCACAGCTATCATCTGTGCAAACATTTCCATCGTCGCAATTGAATGGAACACCAGCTACGCAAGCTCCATCTTTGCAAATATCATCAGTAGTGCAACCATTTCCATCTACACAGGTTACTTGATTTGGTAAATGAACGCAGCCTTTAGCTGGATCACATGAATCATCTGTGCATGGATTTAGATCGTCACAGTTTGCCTGAGCGCCTCCAACACATTGACCAACTTGGCATTGATCGCCAACAGTACACTCATCGTTGTCTGAGCATGGTGTATCCGCTGGAACTGTTACACATTTACCCGCTTCACAATCAGGAGCGATGCAAGGGAGTGCGGCGGCGGCGCAATCTGTTGAAGTCACGCACTCTGGTGGTGGTGCAACGTCTTGTGTTACGTCTTCCGCTGCGTCTTGTGAATCTCCTGCATCTTCTCCTGTAACGCTATCAGGGACGGAAACGCTAGTGTCGTCGCTCCCACTGCTATCGGATATATCAGTTTCGGTGGCGTCAACAGAATCTTCAACAACTTGATTTGTGTCTGATTGAACATCGTTCACCTCACTTACATCTTGTGGTTGTGCAACGTCGGAAGAACCAGCGTCGGCTACCATTGAATCTGCACAATCATGGTCGGTTTTCTTTTCTTTCCAGCCAAGATCGTCACCACAACCAATTATTAGAAGCGGCATTAATAATAAATACTTTTTCATTTTACTCCTTTAGCATTTTACAAATGCGAAACCTTCGTTTCGCGAAATTTCAATGTTTGTATCAACTGCATCTTTCAATTGATCTATATGACTAATTAGCACCGTGATATCAAAATAGTTCTTGACCAAATCTAGAATACGGATAAAACCCTCCATATTATCATTATCAAGGGCAGTTCCCGGTTCGTCAAGAATAAAAATATTTGGCTTTGGCATATTTGTAATATTGATCAAAGCAATGCGAATAGCCATTGCAGCTAATGTTTTTTCTGCGCCGGAACCGTTTTCTAGAGGACGAGCATCATATTTTGGGTGTTTGATAAAGATATCAAGTTTATTATCCGTATTCTCGAAGAATATCTCAAATTCTACAATGTTTGATAGAACTTTGGCGATCTCTTGATTAATAACTGGTAAATTCTTTTTGATCAAATCAAATGCAATTCCGTTGCTATGCATACAACGCATGAATAGTTCATAAGCTGCATATTGTTTTTCAAGGGATACTTTTTCTTTTTCATTTTGTTTTATTGTCTCAATCTTTTGCTCAAGCGAACCATGTTCTTTATATAAAGATGCTAACTCAAGCTCAAGACTTTTTACAAGAACTTTAGTATTTTCTACTGCAACTTTTTTGGTTGTAAGTTCAACAAGTAGGTTTTTCTTGTTTTCTATTGCATCTTTGTGCTCTTCGTAAAACTTTAACTTTTCAGAAAAAAGACGTAATTTTTCTGATAGACCTGTGATTATATTTTTGTTTTTCTCAATCACAAGATTGAAATTGATGATATTTTTTTCTTCGTCGTTTTTCTTTAGCCGAAGCTTCTCGAATTTTTCAATATAGTTGTTGAGTTTGTTTTCATCTATTTCTGCAATTTGGGCAGCAAGCTGCTGACCATTTGTTTCGCCCTGTTGAATAGCCAGCTCGACAACATCAACTTTACTCAAATACTCATTTGCTTCTTTGATAAAAGAACATGAATCAAGATAAGTTTTACCACAAGGAAGATTGTTTAGCCCATCGGTGTGGGTTTTATAAATTGATAAAAGATTCTTTTGTTCGGCAGTTGAAGCGTTTAGAGCGTCAAGTTGGTTTATTAGAGAAGCTAGATTTTGTTTTTTGCTCTTTACATCGTCAATATTAAACTCAGATAAAAAGGCTTGTGCTTTCTGGATGAAGGCTTCTGACTCTTCGATTTTCTTGTTTTTAGCAAAATTGTCTTGTAATAAAGTATCTCTAGTCTCCTCTAGACTCTTTATCTCTGATTTTACTGATACAATATCAATGTTTTCAGAATCAATCTTTGAGATTTTATCTTCAAGCGATTGAATCTCTTTTGATAGGTCAGAGATAATAACTTTGTTTTTTTCTATCTCGTCAACTTTATTCTTTGTTTTCTCTTCGTTATCAATAACAAGTTGCCTGATTTCAGAGGCTTCAGAATCAAAATTCTTATTTTCAAGACGACGCAATGCCGCCTTGATAACAGAAGATTGATCTTTGGCAAGCTTGAATTTTGTCTCAAATATTTCTAAATCAAGGAACTTGGCAAATATTTCTTTGCGCCGAGTCGAACCTTCGTTGATAAAATCAAGTGCGCCAGTCTGTGATGACATTGAAGTAGCAAAAAAGTCTTCAATGGTGCCAAATAGTTTGCGTATATTTTTATTTGTTTCGTTGCCGTCAACACCATTTAGGCTAACAGTTTCATTTGAGAGCATATCAAAATAAGAAAAGTCTACCGTCGCCTTCGCCTCTTCCGTGACCTCTCCTTTGAGCTTTTTGGTGTATCTGGATAAGTTGCGCTCAATCTTGTATACTTTGCTATCAACCTCGATTTCCACACAGCAACTTGCAGTCTTTTTGTTTTGGTTGATGACAAAGAGATTTTTTCGTATATTTTTAGAAGTGTTATTATAAATCGCGAATAGTAAGCTATCAATAATGCTAGACTTACCAGAGAAGTTTTTACCAAAAATACCCACAGTGCCTTTAATTTTGGTGAAGTCAATTTCGTTTCCCTCCCCATAATTGAAAAGGTTATCCCATGTTAGCTTCTTCAGCTTCCATTGAACATTGCGCGATACCTCTTCATTGGCTTCTGCCTCTCTATTATATTTAGCATTGAGAGTATAAATTTCATCAAACACATCATCAGTAACGGTGTGTTCTTTTAGATATTCTTTGATTAGTTTCTTTTGTGTGTCTTCGTCTCGTAAATTTGTATTTTTCAATGAGTCAGACAAAAGCAAACGAGTGTCACTTGTTTTTGATTTATTCTGAAACGACAAACTTTCTGGTTTGTATTTTTTTCTAATAAGCTCAAGAGTTTTTTTAATTTTATCAGATGATAAATCAGTGTGACCAATTGCACGAATACGCGAACCAATTGGGCAAGCAAATTTAGCTGGAACAGTTCCATCGCTTTCAAGATCTAGATTTATAAATGGTTTTGGATTTGGAATATGAATATGTTCAACGGTAAAGTTGTTTTTATCTTTTATATCCCAGATCAAAAAGCCTTTATCGTCTAGATCCCCAAAGTTGTTTTGACACAGGCTTCCTGCATAACGAACACGACCTTCTGTGTCTAAAATTTGATTTGCTTTGTGAATATCGCCAAGCAAAACATAATCAAAATCAGCAAACTTCTCAACGTCTATTTCGCCATGAGTCATAACCCAATTTTGATCAGTTAGAACTCCAGCAACTGAACCATGATACAAACCAATGTTCACAGCGTTTGGATTTGATACTGGAATCCAGTCCTCTTGTTCATCAACAATAGACATTACGTTTAGAGCAAACTTGCCATCGCCAATCGTAATCTCTGCTGAATTCTTATGTAAAAACAAAAGCGGATGATTCAACGCATCAACAACTGGCGATACGCTGTCAAGTCGATTCTTGTTTGATAAGATTAGATCGTGATTGCCAAGAATAATATGCGTTGGTGCAATGTCTGCCAAGTTTTTTAGAAAGTCAGCAGCGGCTTGATATGCTTCTGGCGTAACATTTCCTTTGATATGAAATAGATCGCCAGTAAGGATGTTTATGTCAACTTTATTGGCTTTCAGGTGTTCATAAACTTTCTCAAAGACTTGTTTCTGCTCTTTGTGATACTTTAGATTATGAATATGAATATCGCTGATATGACTAAATTTCATCTATTCTCCGTTATGCACACATTGTCTGATAAACAAAATAGTTATCGTTGTCGATCAGTATAGCATCCTTCTTTCTGGATTGGAAGTCCTCTTTGGTCATTGAGCCAACATCCTTGAAAGGATCGACTTTGATTTTATAAATTTCAATACCATATTTGAGAAGATTCTCAATTATTTTGTTTTCTTTGTCTTTCGCATCTGGATCAAGAGCCAAATAAACTGTCGTGTCGTATGTGACAATCTTCTGAAACAACCGGCTTTTCTCGTTGATTGTGGAGCCAAGGATTGGAACAGAATTATTTCCTGCCACAATTGCATCAAATACTCCCTCTGTTATAATCAAATCTTCATCAAAATCAAGATACAATTCATTGAAGATGATGTTTTTTGATGCTGGAGGATTCTTGTATTTGGGATAATAACTTTTTGAGTAGGCTCTCGCCACAAAGAAGTTTGGCTCACCTTTCATGTCGAAAGATGGAATTATAATACGACCTTCATAATCGCCCTCAAAACAATAACCAATTTTCCATTGTAAAATGTCTTGCTTATTTATTCTGCGATTTTTTAGATAGGAAAGCGGTACCGTGGAAGCCAGAGTTTCCTTGTTACAGAGTGACATAAATTGTTTTGGTAACTCAATCGTTTCTTGAGATTCTTCTTCCTTCTCGTCAAAGAAATCTAAATCAAAATCGGCTAGTTCAATCCGATTATCGATCTTGTACCACTCTTGTTTTTGAGTCGCATCGCCATAGCGACGAACAAGACGGCGAATACTATTTCCAGAGTAGTCACAAATCCAACACTTGAACTTATCTTTCTCAAGATTGACACTCAGTTTTTTCTTGTGATGTTTACAAGCTGGGCAATAGAATAAAAACTCTTTTCCTGACTTGGAATACTCACCAAAGATTGAGGAAATTATTTTTATTTTTTGTTCATTTGACATAAAACATTTCCTGCCTTGGCAATAACATAACTGTCAGCTCGGTCAAAAGAACCGGGGACAGGATTGCCTTTAGCAGTATATTCTACGTTGAACTCGGGGATCGTGTCAAGTATAAAGTTGAAGACGAAGATTTTTGCCTTCTCTCCCTTTGGAACTTTTATTCCGCAAAATTTTCTTGCAGTGCCAGCCGAAATATATTCAGGAGTAAGATCGAAAATTTCACTGCACAACCACGAAACAACACCATTGAACTTAGAAAGTGACTGAATCGTTGAGGCTGAAGAGAAACCGGGCTTGAACGCTTGTAAGCTTTCCTCAATATAAACCGAACTTATATCATATTGCTTGGCGATTGAAACTAGTTTGTTTTTGACGTTTTTGGCTTTTACAAAAAAATCCTTGAACTTTTCCAAACGAATACAATCGCATTCAATTATTTTATTGTCTTTATCAAGAATTGTATAACCAATGATGCTTGTACTAATGTCTAAACCTAAAATCATATAACCTCTCTAAAGGTCTATTTTAAGCTTAAAAGTATAATCTTGTTCATTAGTTTTTCTAACTGGATTAGCAGTTTTTGCAATCGCAATAAGTTCGCCATCTTCACTATAAACACCAATTGTGTTGATAAATGTTTGAGGATAAAAAGAAGCAGAATAGTTTGCAAAAGAAGAGCTAACAGTATTTTTTATGTTCAGTGTGCTATTCTCAATATATTTTGTTGAGCTTGTCACAGCTAGGTATTTAGCAAAAGATCCGCTTTGTAAATATGATGGATTATTGCTCCAATTCAGATCGTTCTTGTTTGCATGAGCTAACATGGTCAAAGTTGGTATGGTGTTCGTGCCCTCAAAATTCATAATAAATGAAGATGAAGCGATTGAATAGCCTGTTGCTATATTTTTGTACGAACCAAAATACTTCCAAGCAGCGCGGGCTGTTACGGCTATCGCGCTAGAGGCTGTTGGTTGTATATAATAATCTTGCACAAAAGGATCTGATGAAATGTAGTCACTTCCCGATATGAGCAAAATTCCTTCATTATATAAAACAATACCAACAACACTTCCAGTCGTGGAGCCTGTTGTTTGGATTAGTTCGCCGTTTAGTTTTATATCTTGCGCTCGACCAATCAAAGAACCCGTAAAATAAAATTGTAAGTCAACAGAACCGGGGTTTATTGCTTCTTTGTAAAATATGGATGGTATTTCTATTATATTTACATCGGAAGCTGGATTCAACAAATCGGAACTTGTGCTACCAGATGGTAAGTAATTTGGAACGGGTTTATTGAAAGCTTGTGTAAAAGTATTTAGAAAATAACTTGTGTTATAATAAGGGCTTAGTGGTCTATAATAATTTATTGCATTTGATGCAGCTAGAAGCTTGAAGGGCGCTTTTGCTGTTGTGTATTGAGTGTTATAGCCATCTCCACTTTTTCTAATAAAACTTCTAGAGATAGAAGATGTTGCTTGTCCTTGGGAAAATGTTATTGGTGTTAGTGAAACATTTCCATTAGAATAAGTTTTATCGTAAATAATCCAATTACCATCTGCTGAAACAGTATTGTTTGTCTCAAAAACATTTATAGAACTGGATGTTTTGTTGTTGCCTTCTTTTATCTGATTGTTGATGTATAGACCATCATTATACATCATAAAAGAGTATTTTGGATACGTTTTTACAGTATTGAAAAATATATCGTTTTCAGTAAATTTATACATTACAATAAGTAGTCAATACTGAAACTATTGTTTTAGTAATCCAAACGAACTCTAAATGTTACTTCTTCTGCTGGAGTTTTCTTCACTGGTTGTGAAAGTTTAGCAACAGCTAATAGTTCATTATCTGGCGAATACAAGCCAATTGTTGTGATGTAAGAGGCGGGATCATTATTCGCATTATTGTTTTTTACAATAATTTGGCTTGAACTCAAATAAGAAGGATTGGCGCTATAATTGAAATCTGTATTGTTTACTCTGCAGAAATAAATTGTTGAGTTCAATTCAGTGGTATTATTGAAAGAGACAGAGCTAATTCTTCTGATTGAGCCAGATGCTAATTGATCTATTGAAGAAGAAACGATTGACTGCTCGTATGTTCTATAACCAGATGAAGCAGATGTAAAATTCATTGTTCCGCCATCATAGCTTGTATCAAAAAGCTTATTTCCATCTAATACTACAACGCCAGCTTGATAAAAAATCAATCCTCTTTCCAAACCGGGTAAAGTTTCTAAAGCGGTTGGAGTTCTATAAAGAATACCATACTCGCCCGCTGGGGAGTTTGTATAGAAAGTAGGATTAGAACCCGTTGCAGCATAGTCTGATAAAGTTAGACGGGGAGTTGCGCTGGTGAGGACGCTTGTGTAACTGCCTGTTCTATCTACGGTGATTGTAAAAGTACCTTTCTTTATTTCGTCTTTTGTTAGCAATCTAGAGAAATTCAAGAATATGGGATTGTTTATATAATCACCAGAAGCTGGTGTAAGTGAACCGCTTGCATTGATTGGAATCAAAGAACCGCTGGCATTATAACCAAACAACATCTGTTCGTATTGCACATAAAGATTTTGTTTTTGTGTGGCAAATTGAGCGCTAGAAGAAGGCTCATATGATGAACCATCTCTGTTTGCTATTGTAACATCAAACAATTGATTAGCTGAAGAACTCAAATAAGGATAATCATAAACTGTGGTAAACATACCATGAGAGTAGGTTTTCCAATTGTTATTGCTGTATCCTAAAGTTACAGAGCTAGAAATAGAAATGCTTTCATACAAATCTGTTTTTGTTTGGGAAGAATCGCCAATTGATTTATAAACGTTTGCCATGTTTTACTCCGTATCCTTATTATAGTTGTGCTATCAATTGAATTGGTATGTTTAGTTCGTAGCCGAGCGAAATGCCTTTTATCTTTACAGAAGTGCTAATAACTTTTACGTTCAAGCCAGAAACGCTTGCAAAGTTAGTTTGTGAAACACCATACTTGTTGAAGTAATAGCTCAAGTTATTCAATAGAGTTGAAGAACCTTTCACGCCAAATTGGAAAGAAGTTCCTTTTGGTCCTGCTACTGGAGAAAGGTTGCTAACTGGAGCATCTGTAAAATATGGAATCGCGGTTGAAGTTGTGAAGTTATAAACCGCTGTATTATCTAGAGAGTTGAATACATTGTTGGTTACAATAGAAGTCGCTGGAACACCAGAGAAGTCAACTGGCTCTAGGAATAGATTGTTCACATAAACAGCAAATTGAGTTTCAGTAAGATCGACTGGCAAAGCGCTACTTGCACCACCAGCACCAGCATTGTCTATGCCTTGATCAACTTGAACAACAATCGTTGGAGCGCCAGATGGATTAGTTGTTGTAATACCGCGACCATCAGTAAATCCAACTTGATTTGTCAATGGGCTTGTATTGCTTGAGCCAACTATTGTTGTATAGGCGGTGTCATTAGCAATAACGACATAAGAGCCATTGTATTGAGATTTACCTGATAGAAGAGTGTTTAGTTTTAGAACTGGCAAATATAGTGTTGTATTGTTGTTCAATGTCACTAAGTTATATTTGAGTGCCGTACTAGCATTTGTAATTGCCTCAAACACTGGAGTTTGCAAAATGTTTAGGTCATAGTAAGCAGAACCACTTGTATTGTTGGGGTTGTAAAGACCATAATTTATTTCATCATCGCCCAAAGCAAATTGAGTAATCTTGAAAGAACCGTTGCCTTGTGCAAGTCTTTTTCTGCCAACATCAGTTAGAACTGCATCCAATGTGATTATATTGTTATCTAAAAATGCCATTTTGTTCTCCTAATCCTAAATGTAAATAGTAGCTTGAAATTTATTTGCTTTTAGTATGGTTCTGATTTTAGAACCTCAAATTGCTTTGTTATTCCAGAATTTTGTAAAAGTTGAATTTTTTCGGAAATTTGCAAATTATAAGTAATGTTTAGATCAAATTTCTTTTTGGAATTTTGGCTCTCCACTCTTACTTTATAAACGACATTATTATTATTGCTGAACATTGTTTCTAATGGCAAAATAACTTCTGACAGCTTCTTGTTGTAAGTAAATTTTACTGTCAAAATATTAATAAATAAAAGCGTAGATGCTATCTCGAAAAACTTTGTCACAAGAATCTCTAAAGAGTTTTGCTTTTGTATAGTCAATGGTTCGTTGGGGTTTTTTACTATATAAGAAAATAATTGTTTTATCTGTTCTGATAAAAATTCCATTTCTTTATTTGAGTCTAATGTTTTATTTTTGAGTCTATCAGAAGCTATATCAGACCAAACAGTATTATTACCTTGGGTTGTTTTAGAAAAGAAAGCAAAATTGTCTTGTAAAAATTTCTCAAAATTTGCTTGCGCTTGTTCGGCAGTTACGAACTTGAGAACTTTATTTTTTAGAGTTTCTGCTATGGTATTTATTTCTTGACCAGCTTCGCTTGGTTCTAGTTCCAACGAAAAGCCTAACAAAACCGGATTTACAGATAATAAATCTAAAGTAGTTACAAATTTTGGTGGTAATTCATTAGCGGCATTTTGTTGAATTTGTAGTCCAGCTTGTGCTGCTATCTCTTCAGATTCCGTTACTTGGCTTTGCCCAGTAAATTGAGCACCTTGTGCTTGCAATAAAGGCGGGATAAATTCTTGGGTAATAACAATTGGAGTTTGTTGCAACAAAGGTGGAATAAATTCCTGAGTAATAACTGGAGTTTTTACTGTTTTGGACTTGAAACCAAGTTTATTAGATATAAAATCTAATACGCCGGGATAAGCTAAATTATATTTATTATCATCCCCATCATAAATTAGTTCAACATATTGTTGTAATTTATCTGGTATGTTTATCTGTGCGTCTATTGGAAAGATTCTTACTCTATCTTGAAAATCTTTAGCTGAAATAAAATTAGTTTTTAGTTCTGGTATAAATGCGCTTTGTTTTAGATAAACAGTTCCACCCTGATCAACCATTTCGGTTTCGTATACAAGGCTGGCGTCAGATAGTATTCCAGAAGAATCTTGCACTAAAAAGCAGTAATAATACTTTTTGTTTGGACTAATCTTATCATCAAAAGAATTTTCTAACTTTTGTATGTCTAGTTTTTTTATGATGTTCTTTTCTAAAATTATTTGATCATATGAAGTTGGTCTAGAATCCACTCTATAAACAAGGAAAAATCTCTCTTGGTTTTGACTATATGAAAAAATATAGTCATTGTTTGGATAATTTATTCCTTTATCTTTATATATTTTGGCAAAAAGATCTTTTTGTTTTTGTGTAAAAAGATTTATGTCTTTTGCCTTGAAGGCGTCTGATCCTTCGTTGACATTTAGAAGTATAAGAAGTTTGTTATTTGCATTGGCATAATTCCTTATATCAACGCTTGGAGGCATTGGAGGGACGGAAGCATCATAAGAAGAAAAATTTTGCTCTTTGTATTCTGTTATAAAGGTTACGCTTTGAGGCACGTCTTTTACATAATTTATAATCAAATCCACTGTTTGCACAAAATAAGAATATGTTCCATCAACTGCGATTTGACCATCATAAAAAATACCATTAGTAACTGGAACGGAATTCGCGTAATTTATGTCATTTAGTGATATGAAAAATTTCTGTAGTGGAGCATCAATTGTGCTTTGACTATCTTTTTTTCCATTATATTTGTTTATAACAAAACCAATTGGAAATCTTATGGAAAGAGTTCCAGATTCTAAAGAAAGAGCGGCTACAGAACAATCAAGAAGCTGGCTTTTTGATAAATTGCCTGAAGCAATTAGATTCCCGAAAGTAAAATTTTGCTGTGTTGTCTCTATGGAAAAAGTTGTCTCTAGATTATTTTCATAGTAGAACTCAAACATTTTTTCAACAATGTTCTTGAATTTATCAAATTTTCTATTAGAAACACCAAGTTTTATATCAAATTCAGAACCAATAGAAAGGATAAATTTGTTATAATTCAAGAATATATTTTTTTCATCTACACTTACTTTTTGTAAATCAGAAAGTTTTAGTAAAGCATTTTTGTTATCTGTTACTTTATAAATCGAAGGAACATCATAGGCGCTTTGCGCTGTTGGTTTAGTATAAATATGAGAATCAAAAAAGACTGTAATTTTATTGTACGCCGGGGCTTTTTCTTTTAGTTGTTCAATTTTTGCCTCAATGACAGTTTGTTGAGACGCTTTATCTATTTGTTTGCCGAGTTCGGTGGCTGTTGTTGGATTTGTTGAAGATGGTTTTGCCATAAACTATTGCGCCTCTATATAGAAATGCTTATTATAAATAGAAAACTGATCGAAATCTTGTTCTAATATATCAACCTCTGAATTGCGATAAAAACTAAACCTGCAAAAAATTCTTTGTGAGATTGCGAGCTTATTTATCGTACTAAAAGTCAATGGTTTCCAAGTCGCAAACATGCCGTCAGTCAAGTCATCTAAATACTCCACAGATGATAACAATCTAAAGTTGGTATAAAAAATAGAAAATAATTTACTGTTTGCAACAACTGGTTCTTGCTCAGAGAATAATGTATTTGTTCTTTCTGCAAATTGTGAATATGGATACAAAACTTGCACTGGCAATTCAGAACTTACAGATACATTTTTGTAGCTATTTGAGTAAAAATTATTATTTTTTATTGAATAGTTTGTTGAAATGTTATTTAGCAAATTTTCTGGTATATCTTCTGCCGATTCTCTTGCGATGATGCTTTCTGGGATTTGTCTTTCGGTTGTATCCAGACATACATCATTTCTCATGTTTGTTGGAAATGAATTATATGAATTCACGTCGTCTCTTTGTGAAACTGTGAAACTTGGTAAGTTTTTTGCTATTGCGCTCTGTGTTCTTCTTTCAACAGTCAAGTTGTTGTATGCCAAACTGCTTACTAGCAAATTTCTAAAATCATACGCATTTACAACTTTTTGTTGTCTTCCCAAAGAAAAGTATGACAACACTTTTGTGAAATCATAAGAGTTTCTTGTTAGCACATCTTCAGAGATAGAGGATGAAACATAGAGATTGAAATCAAAGGCATTTTTATAAGTTTCTTGACCAGTCAGATTTATTGTATTTGCCGCAAATGAAACTCTCAAAGAATTGAAATCTATAGTTGTTTCATCAACAGTTGGAGTGCTTGTTCCAAAAAATCTAGATACTTCGTTTGTAAAAGAACCAGCAAAACTTGAACTAGAATATATTGGAAAATTAGAATTGTTTGATATAAGATCTGTAAAGCTAACTCTGGCGTTATTATATTTTAGATCTAATTTCTGCTCGCTTGTTATTGTATATTGAGTGTTCGCTAAATTTCCTGTTTCTAAACCGGAAATGGCTGTCACGTATTTTTGTTTTGCAACATCTAAAATATGCAATAGCTCTTGTACATTTTGTTTATCTAATGCAATCGCATTATTTGCGTCTAAAAATGACAAAAGAGTATTTATTGACTCTCTGTTGGAATTTGTTTCTCTAGCTATTTTATAAAGCGCTAAAGCTCTTATAAAACTAGAAAGGTTTGTTCCCTCTTTTGTTGCCGATGTAAGATTGTCAAATAAGGGTATAACATTGTTTATAATATATTGAGTGCTACTCTCATTATAGGTGAATTTTATATTCAGAGAACTTTCATCGTATTTTATAGTATCTATGCTTGGAGAAGAAACAATGATAGCTTTGTTTGCCTTTCCACTTTCTAGGAAAGCGTTTGCTGAAACTTCATAAGATAGTGGTAAGATGTTTTCATCTTTTAGTAAGCTTGGCTCAACTAAAACAATATAATTTGCAATAAAATAATTGTCAAAGTCAGGGAAATTTATCAAATTATGAAATATGACTCTTGACTTGAAAAAGCTTTCAACATTATAAAAAACATTTGCAGAGAAGTTATTGTTTGCGTCTAAATTGTAAAACACATCAGATAGATAAGGTTTTTCCTCGGTGCTCTGTACTGGGGTTTGTTCTAATAAAAATTTATCATCAAACATGATTGGGAGGTATGTTTTATCGGAAACCTCCTTGTTGATTATCAAATCGCTGGATAGAAGAGCGGAAACGGAACTTTGATAATAATTTATTTCATTTCTATCTTGAAATGATGAAATAAAAGAAATAATTATTTTTGTATTTTCCAAATTTGATGTATAAGGAATCTCAAAGAAAAAATTGTTGCCACTAATAGTTCTTTGTGAAAAGTTCTTTCCATCAACGACTAGTTCTTGATCTTTATAATAAAATTGAGATGGTGCAAATATATTGTCATTTGCTAGAGAGTCGGCATAGTCGCGCTCATTATTAGCAAATAAAATTCTGGCAATTGTTGGCTTTTCTTCTAGAAGATTTTCATCTGCATTTATGACACCTTCAATAGAAATTCTATCCAAATGAATACTATATTTATTTATTGATACGTTACCAATAAATAAGGCAAAACCAGTGTCATTTTCTATTTTTAGATTATTCACAAACATTTTCTGTTTCTGGTTCTCCGTATATATTCTTTGTGTTGAACTTACTAGATTCTTCAGCTACATCATCAAAAAGAATTGTGAAGTATTTAGAATAAGAATCTTCTTGTAAGGGATCTAAATTCACTGGCTTTAGTTCTTGCTGATAACCATTTACATTTTTGTATTGATACATTTGTAAAGTAAGCTCTTGTTTTTCAGTTGGTAAGAAAGAGTTATTTTCTAGTGCTTTCACAAAAACATCGTTAGATTCTTTTTGTAAAACTAACTGTACATAGTTGAATTTATCTTTATATTGTTCACTATAAAAGTATTGTTGCTTTTGTTCGTCATAATATGCATATACCAAAGCAACTTTATAATTTACATTTATGTTGAACTGAGGAATTCTTTCGTCTAATTTTGTTTTGCCAGATATACTTGCTGACAGAAAAGCGCTTTTATATGACGCTGAAGATTCTAAGAATTGTATATTCCATGATGGCGCATACTCAGTAAATTGATCGCTTTGCCCTAATTCATTTGATAAATCCGCATTGTTGATATAACCATAAGGTGCAACAATTGAAACATTTACTTTACTAGGAATAAAATCGTTTGGTACTTCCTGTTTTAGATAAGGAGTTGTTTTTATTCTTGAGACTATAGAGTTTTGTTGCTCGCCATTTTCGGCTTCATAAACCGTCTCGTTATCAAAAAATTTATAACCATGTGGCTTGAATTTACCTTGAGTAAAAAGTTCTTTGCCGCGTGTGGTTAGCACCAGATCAAGCACTTCTTCTTTTTGGTTGAAGAATTCCATCAGTAAGTCCTATTAGTATTTAGTTTATTGTGGTGTTTCCGTCTGTTCTTCATAAGACAATTCCACATCAACTTTAGCCATTTCAACCAAAGAAAAATAATCATATGGCCAATTGAAAGAATAAGTTTCCGACTCGTATCGTTCTCCGATTGTTTTTTTGACTAATTGTTCATAAGAACTCAACGAACGTGCTTTTGCCTTGAATACCTTGAATCTAACATTTTCTGGTAAATTACCACCAAATGGTTCCAAATTGGAAGGATTCAACACTTCAGTCTCACTTATTATATGTTCTATGTTTACATTCTGAAATTCAGAGATGTCTGATAAAGATGGCGAAACTCCTTGCCAAATGTTGGATAAATCTTGCCGTGATAAAGTAGACGAAAATTCATATATATACATTGCAAACGGAGGCAATGTATCTGAATAGCCTCCTTCGTCCAAAATTTCTTGGTTTACCTTGTCTCTGTGATAAGTAAAGTTCAATCTAGGAGGCAATACGCATTTCCTAGATTTTCTAATCATATCTCTAATGGAATTGTCATTTTCTGTCAAATCCGCTCTTTTATATTCTTGCTCAAATTTATCCAATGGAATCTTGAAGTATTTTTCAATTTCACAATCATCAACAATATATGGAATAACTACGACATATTCTTTGACGCTCTTTTTGTCTGCCAAGTTTCCAACTCTCTGTGGAGCAAGATCAAAGCCGCAAGATTCTATCAAAGAGCCAACCTTGTCTGCTCTGCCAGATATAGAACTGGAGTATTCCAAAGACAAGCTTAGTCCAGAAATAGTGTTCGTGCTATATTGATGCCATGTTCCCCTGTGTACATTGCCGGGGCGCTCGCCCGTTCCACCATCTGTGCTGGCAGTGGTCAATGTTGAAACACCAACAAAATTATGTACTGGACACTCCCAGATGGTATGGATGTTCCATTGATCTTTCTTTTCTGAATAATCAAATAGATTTACAGAAGCAGTAAGTGGCATGAAGGCACCAGCGGAGTGTATGCTGCTTGCTTGATCTTTTATGTTTTGATTCACAAAAGATATGGTGCTATAAGATATAATGTCTTGTATTGTTGGAATTGGAATGTTATCTTGTGAAGGGACTGTTTGTGACCACTTATACGCATCAAATAGAATTGTTGCTACTGCGCGATTTCCATACCATGAAGCGCTTGGTGCAATTGAACAATCCACTGTGCCAGTTGACCATAGAGTCGTTGCGGTGGTTGAATAAAGACCATAATATGGTGGTGCAAAATAGTTATAAGGATAACCATAGTATCCAACAGCATCATGGTTGGTAAAGTTAGAATTTTTTCTCAAAACAACGTTCATTGCAAAACAAGAATACTTTCCAAAATCAAACTTCCACTCATTTCGTGGTTTTGATTTTATTGTGGTTAGCTTTGAGCCATCAAGAAAAAAGTTGCAAGTTTCAGCTACAAAGTTGTTTATTGCTAAATCATATATACCATCTGACTGACCAAAGCTGGCGGTTGTGCCTATTATGTTGTTTGGAAAAGAATCATTATAAGGTTCGTTGTCATAAATTTCATATCCATTTTGTATTTGTGAATTTGGATTTATAAGTGATAAAAATGGAAAACGTTCATATGAAGTACTAGTATCGCTCAACACACCAGATCTCCAAAGCGGTATATCGCAAGCAACTCCAGCACGAATTGAGTTATATAGTCCTCTTGAAAACACCCAATTACTAACAGTTCTAAAAGTGCCACCGCCACTCAAAGTTGTGGTTGGAGCTATTGATTGTGAAAATAAAGTTGATAATTGTAAGCTTCTTTGCTGTGGATATAAACCTTCATAGGGTAAAAACTTTTTTACCCCATTTACAGAAATTTTTATTTTCTTTAGATCATAGTTTGTAAATTCTCTTGGTATTTCTCCGGAAGATTCTATATAATCGCTGTGAACATGTCTTTCCAAGAACAGATTATTATTTGTATAAGAAGGAGAGCCTTGTAAGGACAAAACATTGAAACTGTTATCATATATCGAAGAACCAGATACCAAAATGTTTCTAAACTTATCACTAAAAGTATATTCAGGAATAACAGAATAGTCCTTATAAATTAGTTTTATATCTTTTACGAAGTCATCATAGGAATTTGGAAATGGACCTTTTCCTGCTTGAATATGAACGGCATTGTCTGGCGTACAAGATGAGACGAGTAGATTTCTTCCGAATCTAGCGTATAAAATGTTATAAACAATTTCCTCGACTTTATTCATAAGCTCGCCATATTTTGCTTCAGCGGGAGCCGTGCCAATGTTACAATCCATTGGCCAATAAGAAAAAAGTCTTGTACTTGGAGAGGCGCTGAAATAACTGATTGTAGTTGAATCAAGTTGTGAAGATGATACCTTCAGATACCTATCAGATGCAGAATCTTTCCAAGGAAAAGAATAATTTTCTCTTTTTATGGTTCCGCTCAAAAATGTATTTTCCTCTCTTGGAAAAATTGTTTGGCGCAAAGAAATGTTCAATACATCAATTTTATTTTGCAAACCTGCATTTTTTTGTCGTTCAAGTTCTGCGACATAAGACAATAACGAATCTGATTTATCTTTTAGGCGAAAATTTGTATCGACTGAAAAAGCTTCTAATTTATTGCTAGAAGTATTGTAAAGATAGGTTGGCATGGAACAATAGTTGTTATCGTGCGAAAATACCAATCTATATATTTTTTTAGCCGTATTTTGTTTTTGTACAAAAGCCATTATATTCTCGCCACCCCTTCTTCAGATTCAATTGTAGCAATTATTGGTTTATATTTTATAGTCAGAGGAACTATAGTCCTTGCATCACTTATAGTAAATACATAATTTCTTGAATTTTGACTTGTATTATTTTCATCTGTATCTGTTGCAGGATTACCAATACTTGAAGCAAATAAATTATTTCTTCTCAAATATGTTGCACTTCTTCTCTCATAGTTTCTTATCTGTCTCCAAGTTGACCAACCATAAAAAGAATTTACGCCATCATAAGATGATGTTCGTTCGTTAGTAACTGACATTGACAAAACATTTAGAAAGAATAAAATTTCTTGATTCGTTTTCTCAATTGAGGCAGTTATCCAAGTATATTGCGAATCGCTTCTAGGTATCGAGTGATTTATAAAGGCATTATCTTTTTCTGAAGATGTAGCATATGTTGGAGTTACAACATTGCTATAAATCATGACTCTTCTTGGGTTTTGATTGGTTTTGTGATAAGAAGCAGTAACTGTTGAACCCGATTGATAACCGCCAAGTATTTCCATCGGAATACTCAATAGGCTAGTCAGGGGAACACGAACAGATAAATTTCTATATGGCAAAGCATTGTAAACAGAAAATTGTCCAGACTCGGCATCTAAAAAGCCTTCTGACATAACTTCTGGTCCACCGGGGGCGCTGAATCTTTCAACAATTACAGATTGATCGTAAGTTCCGTTAGGAAGTGAACGGTTTGGTAATGCATAGTCGTAAGTTCCAGAAGTATATACTGATTCAACGTATTGGACACTATAGCCGCCTCTTTGTACAAACGCTGGGTTGTTTGTTTTTCTATTACTAGTTTGGTAAAACTGATAGCTTTTTGTATAGTTGCCAATAAAATTAGAAGCTGTTGTATATTGTATGTTGGCTATATTTACTGGTCTTTTTACCCAAACGTTTCTGCCAATTTGTGAATCAGGTATGTTTATATCTCTAGTGGGA